GTGTCAAATGTCCACATAGCATTACTACTATTACCATCATTACTGTTGATAATAACATTACCTGTGTTTGCTAACTTAACATAGAAGTTATCACTACCTAAGAACAACTCGGTTGCATACAAGTTTCCACTTGTCATATGTATATGGTCACCGTCAGCCGCTGTTGGATATATTAATAACTGTTGATTGGCAGTAGTTCCACCTATTGGTTTTAAAGCAATAGCACTACCACTAAGTGATTGGTCTGGAATGTTGGTTTCATAAACAATACTGCCTAATGGTAATATTAAATTACCGTCACTAGTAAATGACCAACTGTACTGATTATTAACATCATCAGTACCGATTACGACATTGCCTGCATCACCTGCTTCTAATTTTACATACTTGCCGTCATCACCAAAGTATTGGTCATAATAGGCGTTATTGCCTGTGTCAAGGTGTATGTGTGTGGCAACATCACCACCGCGCACTCTCAGGTATTGTAATGCACTATTAGCAATACTATTATTTCCAGGAGCCAAATACAATCCGCCACTGCCATCATTGCTGCCAGTGCCTATTACAATTTGGTCGCTAAATGTCACATTACCTGTATTAGCACCACCGCCAGATGCGCCCTGAACGCCCTGGACACCTTGAACCCCAACTTCTCCTTTATCGCCAACAGCACCTTGTACACCTTGTGCTCCGACATCACCTTTTGTGCCTTTTTCTCCTTTATCGCCAACAGCACCTTGTGCGCCTTGCACTCCAACTTCACCTTTATCGCCTTTTGTGCCAGCATCGCCTTGTGCGCCAGTCGAACCAGCAGAACCTTGCACTCCAACTTCACCTTTATCGCCTTTTGTGCCAATATCACCTTGCACGCCTTGCGCGCCTGTTGCACCCTTGTCGCCAGCAACACCTTGTGCTCCTTGTGCACCTGATCCACCAACAGCAGGTTCACCTTTGTCGCCTTTAGTTCCTTTGTCGCCTTGCTCATACAATTCAACGAAATTATCGTTGATCTTATCAAAGGCTACGCGAAGTTTATCGCCTGTGCCGTCGTTTGCTGCTGTGCCGATATTAATATTTTGTCTTGCCATTTTATTGCTCTTCGTCCGAGGTTAGTTGGTTAGTATCGACAGTGATGTTTAACGAATCTGTACTATATGTATCTGTATTTGCAGTAACAGGATAGATGTATGGGTATTCTTGCAATACATCTGTAAATCCAAAATCACTATTAGAACTTGAATTTAATGGGTTTGGTGTTGCAGATTGATATACGAGCTGCAATGGTTCATTAACATCTTCAATAATTGAACAATTTGCTCGCGAGTCTACTCCAAACAATGGTTTGTCAATATCAAACTTTCCTGATCGTAATTGAATTGTGACATTATTTCCAAACTGTCTACTGACTATACCAACTGCAGTTGCGTTTGGTACATTAGGTCCTTGATATACTGTTTCGCCAATCTTATAGATGCAACCATTTTCGACAATGAATTGACGTAATGCTGTTGATTCAAGTTCATACGACGTATTTGCAACAACTTTACGGATAACACTAGATTCTGAAGTGTTAGCGAAAAAGTATGTCTTCATAGTAAACGATAATGTCCATATCAAATAACGAACAGTTCCCTTTTCTCCTTCATAGTTTTGAGAATATGAAACATTTTCTAATATGATTGGAACATCTCTTTTTGTTTCAAGATTATTAATGAAGTTAACAGAAACTGTGTAATCTGGATTAAAATATGGTAAAATTTGTTCGACAATTTGTGTACCATCTTCAACGTTACGAACATAAATTTGCAAATCAAAACCAATTGTATATGGTACACCACTGCGCAAATAATCTAATTTAGAATTCGATTTAATAAAAAATGTCTCGTTAAATGATGACGTTTTTCGACTCGAATCATATGTTATTGAAGTAATCTCGAATGACATTCTTGGCAAAACGACCTGCACATTTTTTTGTAGGTCAGGATCGCCAAGCAATTTAGTTATAAAAGTTTCTTTTGCTGCATATGACAACGGAACTTTAAAACGTTCAATTTCTGTTGAACTGTTTTTTAAATAACGAACAAGAGTAATGTCGTTGAAAAGTGAACCGAACGCAATAACATTTTTGCGTATTGTTCTATGATAAAATGGACTACCTAACATTATGGTTCACCAAATGGATTAGATTCAGTAAAATCTAAAATCCCACCATCTGCTTCAGATTCAAAATCGAAATTGTTTTCTAAACCATCATTCGTATTATCAAACAGATTTGTACTTGATAACACATAACTTGCTCCACTTTCTACTCCAACAATAGCGGAGCCTGTAGCAAATCTTCCTTTTACATCTTTTAATTCTAAACTCAAAGTAGGCTTATCCCATCTTGCAACGTAACCAATTGCAGTTGCAGCGTTTAAACTTGTTCCTTGATATACTTGCTCGTTCAATGCATAAGTACTCGTTCCACCAGCAGTCATAGTGTATTTAAACGCAGATGACAATTCATTTTCAATTACATCAACTTCTGGATCGCCTGTTGCAAGATCTTCGTTACTGTAACGGAATAGTTCACAAGTAACAAGAAAGCCATAATAACTTGATCTACCGAATGTGTAGAAAAAGTTATCACGTTCAACAAAAGTAATTTCAAATAGATTTTTAAAATTAGTCAACCACAATAAATCTCCCTCTCTTGGACGAAGTAGATTTTGTGGAATACCTTGCTTAAATGCGCGATGAGGAATGACGAATTGAACTTGTTTACGAATCTCAAGACCAAATTTACTAAACAAATCGCCGCCTTGAAATCCATCAACATTTTGAACATAAACCGCGATTGGATATGATGAATCATATTTCTTAGTTGGATCGTCACCAAACACAAGATCAAAAGATGACTCTGATTCTCTTGGAATATACTTTGCGTCTATTCCGTATGTGTGAACAACTTCACCGATTAAATCTTCATATAATCGTTGCTCAGCATGAGAATTATAGTTATTGAAATAAACTGATGTTGGCATTAACCAATCTCAAACTGTGGTGGTTCTTCATATGTGTCGCGAAGTTTTTCTTCGAGACGTTCAATCTCTTGTTCAGCCTCATTCCATATTTGTTGACCGTTCAATGTAATTCCACCAGGAAGTTGAACGCCAGAAAACTTTTTAAGATTCTCGCCCCATTGCTTTTTGAACAATGCAGTTACATACTTTTTAAGCCAACTATCATTCCATATTTCTGTGGAAACTGCTGTGTCTATGACTTTATAACATTCAATGGCCAAGTAACTACCGACAACAATTCGATTATTCCACTTCATATCGATATAAAGTTTATCGTCATGACGATTAAAACGAACAGGTTGTTCGCCTAAAAATAGAAGGTCGAGTGTACGAATATGTTGTTTTGCGAGCGCATAGTAAACGTAATCAGCAGAGGTAAAATCGTAAAGTTCATTCAAACGTAACTGATACGTCAAATCGAACATATTAAAATTGCCTGCAGCGTTCGAGTTAACGCTGTCAGTGCTGACTGGGAACATACGAGTTACACCAATAATGCTACTTGGCATCGAAATATATGTGTTGGCAACGTCACCACTAGTAACCTGATGTTTATAATAGGTTTTTTCAACTGCATCATAATGAAATTGCTGATACATCGTAAGAGCTTCGTCGATACGATCGTCTAACTGATCGTCGTCGACGTTAATCTCTACGACTGGAAACCCTAATTTGCGTAGCGCATAGTCTTTTAATTCGGCGCGAGAGGTAGGTTTAGCCATTAAATTTCATCTCTTGGGTGGCGTTGTGTCCATAGAACTAGACTATATTTAGTTCCACTTGTAATTGGTAGGCTCTCGTGACCGTGAGTCACCTGTCCTGGCCAAAGCATCAATTCGCCCACTTCCATATCAGTATTCTTAATATTATGCCTTCTGAAGTATAATTCTGCCCCTGTATAATCATTATTGAGTTTTACCGTTCCACTTACCATGGAAGCATCATTGTGACAGTTAAGTGATTTTTGTGTATCGGGGCTATAACGAATTACAAAAAGATCCCGAACACCATACATCTGCGTCGGTGCCCAATAAGACTCAATTACAGGAAAGATGTACTCTTTTAAGTTTTTTTCAATAGCGTTCCACAAACCTTGATCAATTGCTTTGATGCGAAGTTCTTGTGCTGGAAATTTATCATATTCTAATGGTTTAAACCCACCATTTTTGCGCGCAGTTTCTTCAGCCATACCAATTAGATCGGCACACATTTGAGGCGTCATAAACTTAATGCATATGATTTCTGGTCCAACGATTCTAAAGTTTTTTGTATTTGCAAAGGTGTATTTTGTGGGTGGTTTATCTGGATAAAGGAAATTATAGATTGCATCAAAACGATCTTTCGCAATAGGACCACCATTTCCATGTAAAACAACTCCTGTACATCGAGTTTCAGAATTTGTGATCTGATTGTGTTTGTTTAACCCAATTTTATCCTCGACCATTGAAATACACTGAAAAACGTACCCCTCATGATCCAGTTTCATGTCGTATTTTTTACTTAGAAACTTTCTTTGAAAATACAGTTGATCATCATCAGTGTCGTTAATTGTATCCGAAACAATCTTCTTAAGTTCAGAAACCACGCCGATAAAACATCCACTATTCAAATATCGATAACCATTTGCAGGTTCAGGGAAGTACGGCTCTAAACTTCTATCTGGCCAACAAACTTTTTCAGCAGCAAATAAAACTTTGCAATGAAAGGTTAGATAGCGTTCTATAATACCATATTCTTCTTCATTAATTAAAACGTCATAACCATCCACAAACATCACTAGGTCGTCATCTTGATAATTTTGCAATTCATTTCTAAGAAAATTAACTTTCGTACCACCGCCAGGTCCTCGTTTAATGTCCCCACCAGTCCAATCTTTATTTGCTCCAAGCACTCTAACTTTAATATTATGTTTTTCTGCTGATGTTAATAGTTGTTTGGCTTTACTTAAATCGGTCGCGACGGTAACAACCTTTAAATCAAAATCTTTAAAGTATTTGGTTCCTGTTCCAATTTCTGTATCGGAAGTATTAAATGCACCTGCTACAGGTTTACATACACTTGGCTCAAATGCCAAAGGTTCTATTTTAGGAAGGTGCATAAAATGATCATTTAATTCTGGAGATGGGTGCACATCCAACATTAAAGGTAAATACTCATCCGCAGGCAAAATATTATTATATGCAAAATTATTGCATAACTTAACGGCAGCAATTGGAGTTAATGCATAAGCGCAAGTCCAGTATGCGTATGGAGGAATTGCCAACTTATCATTAATTTGTTTCGATTTACCACCAATGTCTTTTCTTGAAAGATAAACGAACTCTTTTGTTTTAAGAACTTCTACAATATCATCTAGATTAAAGTTAGGTAGAAATTCAATGTCGTCTTCAAAAACAATAATCGGTTGATTTAATTCAATACATTTTTTCCAAACACCAAAATGACTTAAAGTGCAGCCAATTTCACCATGCGTGAACTTACGATTATGATATGGATCGCGCCAAGAGCGATAAGTATCATAACCCATTTTTAACAATTGATCGTGATTTATAGTTAAACCATCTACTGCTTCATAACGATGTAGCGCAATCTTAGATTTATCTGGAAACTGTTGATTGAAACGTCGAATGAAAGAAGTAAGTTTTGTTGAATTTTTTGTCAAATTAATCACAAAAGCATTAATCATAAAATAGTCCTCAAGTTGGTGGCGTTGGCCAAATCACATCTGATGGTGTTGCGTATGTTTGTGGAATATCTCTAAGTTCTTGTCTATATGTAGCCCATTGAGATTTTTTGGCTTCTGGAAAGTCTGGCAGTTGCGTGTGATCTGATTGCAGCAATAATCGATTTCTTTTATATCTTATTGCGTCCCAATCAATTATTGGTGGTGGTTTTTCAACTAAACCGATATCACCATTAGTTACAACAATCGTTTTATTATTACCATTTATCTCATTTAAAAAATATTCATGTTGTTCTTGTGTGATGGCAATCACATCATCAGGATATCTTGGGTAATTAAGTTCAGTTACATAAAAACCTTTTGTCGTATTCGAGTAATATGCATACGGCATTTTAAAATCTCCAAATATTATGCTGGCGCTTTACCAATTACAAGCCAATATACACCAACAGAGGCTGCACCACCACCACCAACCTCACTAATTTTTCCTGACACACCCAATGATGTGAAACCAGTATCTAAAATTTCTGTCCAAGCCTGTCTTTGTGTTGAACTACTGATTGATACTGAACCACCATAATAAATTACTGGGTAAAAATAGTTAAGTGGATCACCATCATTTGTATCAAATGCTGTGGGAAAAGTTACTGACCATGTGCTATTATCAGCCCAATATCCTGGAAATGCTGGTGCTCTAACTACACCAAATTGCATCAAAACTCCATTAGGAAATCTTAACCACGAAGATTTTGTTGTTCCTAAAGGCGTTAACGTAAATGCTGCAGTATGAACATTTTCTAAAGATTCTGTAAATCCGCCTCCAGCGCCAGGTGTTCCAGCTGCACCTTGTACGCCTTGAGGACCTGCTGCGCCTGCAGCACCTTGTGATCCAGGATCGCCTGTTGCACCTCTAAATCCTTGTGTACCCTGACTGCCTGGTGGTCCAGTTAATCCTTGAATTCCAGTTGAACCTTGGAATCCTTGCGAACCTTGGAATCCTTGCGAACCTTGGAATCCTTGACGACCTTGAAAACCTTGTGCTCCTTGAAAACCTTGTGCGCCCTGGAATCCTTGCGCACCTTGAATGCCTTGACGTCCTTGTAATCCTTGCGGACCAGTTGCACCAGCCAAACCCTGTGGTCCTGTAAATCCTGTCGCGCCTTGAAATCCTTGTGCTCCCTGGAATCCTTGACGACCTTGAAATCCTTGAGCGCCTTGAAAACCTTGTGCTCCTTGAATTCCTTGTGCACCTTGCACACCTGGAGGACCAACTCCAGGAGAGCCAGAAGGACCTTGAAATCCTTGTGCCCCTTGAATACCTTGAGCGCCCTGAAATCCTTGTGCACCTTGAGCACCTTGAGCACCTTGAAATCCTTGGCGACCTTGGAATCCTTGCGCGCCTTGAATGCCTTGTGGACCAATAGGGCTGGCTCCTGGCGCACCTTGTGCTCCTTGAAATCCTGGCGGACCTTGAACGCCAAGTGCGCCTTGAATGCCTTGTGCACCCTGGAATCCCTGTGCTCCTTGAATGCCTTGTGCTCCTTGAAATCCTTGTGCTCCCTGGAATCCTTGAGACCCTTGAATGCCTTGTGCACCTTGAATGCCTTGTGCACCTTGTGCACCCGCAGCACCTTGGAATCCTTGTGGACCACCTGGAGGACCTTGATCTCCTTTATCGCCTGTGCGATAAAAACGAATTGAATATGGGTTTCCGTATGTTGATGCTGGCATGCGACCAGAAATGTATACAACATGAATTCTAAAATATTCGCCACTTCCTGTGTCTGGTATGTACTCTACTTGAGTAACTCGCCACATAGAGAAGTTGTGTTCTTCTTCCAAGCCAGGTTCAGGTACAGCATTTTCTTCAATTTCTAAAATGCCTTTATAAGTGCTTGTACTGTCGTCAAAGGAATTTAACCATGTATCGTGACGAATTTGCCAAACATCACCTGGATCAATAAAAATTTTCGTAACGCTAGTAATGTCGGCATCATTAAACCTAAAGAAACCTGTTCCTGGATCACTATCGCTTGTAGAACCATCTGGACCGCCTGGTGGTTGGAACAAATAACTTGTGCCGCCAGAAGATGCCGCACCAGTTTGACCTATTCTACCTTGCGAACCTTGCGTGCCTTGTACACCTTGAAATCCTTGTTCACCCTGAAAACCTTGAGCGCCTTGTTCACCCTGCACACCTTGATGACCTTGAACGCCTTGATGACCTTGATGACCTTGAACACCCTGAGCACCTTGAATGCCTTGCGGACCTTGCGGACCAGTATCGCCCGTTTGACCTGTTGAACCTTTATCGCCTTTATCACCAGTAGCGCCTTGTGCTCCAGGAGTTCCTGTTGCTCCTTGTGGACCAGGAACACTAGATGGCGTACCAGGCACACCTGGAGTTCCTGGTGCGCCAGATCCACTAGGACCTTGTGGACCAGTATCGCCTGTCGCACCTTGTGCGCCTTGTACTCCAGGTGCACCTTGAGCGCCAACAGCACCTTGTGGACCAGGTGCACCTTGTGCACCTTGTACTCCAGGCGCACCTGACGAACCTTGTGCACCAGTAGCACCTTGTGGTCCAGTTTCACCAACATCACCTTTTATACCTTTATCGCCTTTTGCTCCTGGAATAAACGAATCTGCGCCAGTTGCACCTTGTGCTCCAGGTTCACCTTGCGCTCCAGCAGCACCTTGAGCTCCTTGAGGACCTGGATCGCCTTTTTCTCCTGGAGATCCTGCGGTGCCGTCTGAACCTCTAGCGCCTTGTGAACCTTCAGCGCCTTGTACTCCAGGTGCACCTTGAGCGCCTTGAGGACCAGGTTCACCAGTAGCACCTTGCGCTCCAGCAGCACCTTGTGCTCCAACACCTTTATCTCCTTTGTCTCCCTTATCTCCCTTTGGTCCTGGAATAAATGAATCACTACCTGTAGCACCTTGAGCGCCAGGTTCACCTTGTGCACCAGGTTCACCTTTTGGTCCTGGGACATTTGAAACACCAGCAGCACCTTGTGCACCAGCAGTACCTTGTGCACCAGGAGCACCCTGTGCGCCTTGTGAACCTTGCGCGCCTTGTGGACCTTGAAAACCTTGAGAACCTTGAGCACCTTGTCGACCCTGTGCGCCTTGTGCGCCTTGTTGACCTTGTGCGCCTTGAATTCCTTGATTGCCTCTAAAACCTTGAGGACCTTTACTACCAACGTCACCTTTTATACCTTTTTGACCCTTTGCGCCACCAGCTGCACCCTGGAAACCTTGCGCGCCTTGGAAACCTTGCGCACCACCAGGAGCACCAGGCTCGCCTTTTGCGCCAACTATTGAACTTGCTACAAGATCAATATAAACATTAGTTCGGAAGTTATTTGAATCTTCTTCACCAGTTATAATTAAGTTTGCAGTGTTTCCGCTTTTAAAATTGATAACTGGTTGTTCACCAATTAACCATTCTTCAACTTCAACACCAACATTTCCAGCAGGACCACCAGTGCCACCAAAACGATCAAAGTCAAGTCTTACATCTTCGGCATCATCAAATGAAGTAGTTCCGCCAGATATATGATTAATGCTGAAAATGTTATAACCAGTTTCAGTAATATCATTTATCGAAGAATATGCAAATATCGCAAACTTTTCTGGATTGGTACCACTGATGATCTTAATATAACCAGTGCCATCGTTGTTTAAATTTGTAAAGTAATCACTAAGATCGTTGGTATAATCATCAAAATAATCCAAATACATTTCTGTCGCTGTTGTTAAATCTTCGCTATCGAATTTAACAATACCAACACCAGGTGTGACGTTATCTGTATTTGAACTATAAGTGTAATTTAATAATGCACTTGCACCATTACCGCCACCATTACCAGTTGCGGTTGATGAGAACAGCAAATTAATCTGATTACCATTTGATGTTGTTGTTATAATAATATTGTTGCCGTTTTGAAAATTTAAAACAGCAGCATTGCCAACTAAATTGTTAGCGACTTTTATTACAACATTTTCAGCATTAGCAATAGCAGCGAGAACATTAGTTGTTCCGACAATTAATGTGTTCGAATTAATTCGAACGCCATTATCATCAATTGTGATTGTTGTGTTGCCAGCGCTGAATGAAACATTGTCACCATATATGATGTTGTTTCCATCACGTGTGACATTACCGACTAGTTCGTATCCACCAACTTTTGTGCCGTCGTGAACACGAATGGTGTTTTTATCTGTGTCATAAACAATCTCGGTTAGATAGCCAACATAAGCATCTAATTGAGCTGTATTTCCAGATTTGAGAGCGGATAAAACTGCCATGATTCGTTAAATGTTAAAATTCTTTGGTTTAGGTTTTGCAGCAGCAACCTTCAATTTCATTTGAAGCCGTTCTTTCGTTTTTGCTCTTTCAAGAAGCGAATCTGCTACTTGCAAAACCTTTGCGCGATCCCATCGATCAAAAGGAACAAAAGGATTTTCTTCTGTGAATTCTTGATCAACATTCAATTCAAAAATACCTACAGTCTCAACTGTGTTATTACCATCAGTCGCACTAACCTTTATTCGTATTGAATGGATGAAATCGTCATAACCTCTATAAGGTTTTACGTTAGGAATGATCTCTTCGTAATTATATGTTATTTCTGCCATCTTATATTTATTGGTACTTTACCACTCTAGTTTTTCTTGTTGTGCTTGTAACGCAGTTTCTGCTGGCGCACCAAGCATTGGTCTTTTATCAAAAGCCCAGTCAGCATGAGGTCCATTTTTATCCACATAGTGTAAAAACAATTGCATATATGAATTGCCTTTAAATTTTTCGCGCCAGTGATTTACTTCTGTCCCCCAATAAATGCATATATCACCTTCATTTAAAACAACTTCTTTTACTTTGCCGTTTAAATCTTGAAAGTAAATACTCCATTCTTGACCATGAGTTTGAATTGGTAATGTTGCAGAAAACTCACAACTTGGTCTATCTTTATGAATTTGCAAAACTGCATCTTGAAAATATATTCTACCATAAGAATATGTTGGTAGCAATTTTTTATTTGTTTGCGCTTCCATAAAAGGAAGCATCGTCATTAAAAATGATTCAGTGCAAAATGTTCTAGAAAAACTGTATGCGTTTGGTACTTGCTCATCTCCTTGCGAGAATTTTTGATTTAGATCCCAAGCAACATATGAGTTTAAAGGTAAACCCTTTGAAAAGTTTTCATAGTCTTTTTGCATATTAATCTGTAATGCGATAAAATTGAGAAGTTTCTTAGAAACAGCATTACGATATACTCGGTATCCATTTTTATATAAATCATTCATAATAAAATCTCCAAATATTAATATACAATTACAACTAAACCATCCCCACCAACCTCAGCACTCCAATTTGCTTGTGGTGGAGTCATTCCAATACCACCAGTTGCAATCTTGTAGGTTGGTGAATAATATGCTGAATACACTGGATTTGGCGTATATGGTCCACTATTTGCCATAGCAGTATTTGAACCTGCTGGATTAATATATGATGAACCGCCACTACCACCTGCATCACCAAATGCAAAAGAACTTGAAACATATTGTCGAGGATGTGCGGCACCACCGCCATAATAGCCGCCACCACCACCGCCAGAATTATTTATTGAATATGGACCAGGCTCAAAACTTGTTCCTGGCCATGCTGGTGGCGGTAATGTTGCGTTTCCTGCACCACCACCATTGATTGCGCCACCTACTGCACCACCACCTCGTAAAAATGTTCCAGATTCTGCTGCACGACTTGGTCCTGTGCTTGGTGGTAATGGTCCATATATTGGTCCATTTACTGGTCCCAGTACTGGCACAGGAACACCGCCAATTGGTTGATATCCACCAACACCGCCTGTAGAAACTGTTGCAGCGCTACCAAATAAAAAACCTGTTCCAGAACCTGAAGCGAATGCTGGACCACCTGCAGATCCTGGATAATAATCTCCTGCAGGAAATGCTGGGCTTGGAGTCAAACTGTTTACAGTTGGTGCTCTACCACCGCCACCGCCACCACCAGCGACAAGTAAATGATATGCTGGAAATGATTGTGGCAATTCAACAGATGAGTAACCGCCACCAGAACCACCAACAGTACTGCTGCCTGGAGCAGAACCGCCACCAGCAACACGAACATAAATGATTGATCCAGGTGGGACTGGAAAATCTGCTTTTACATAACCACCATCACCGCCAGTACCGCCTCTTCTTGCGCCTGGTGTTGATGGACCACCTTCTGGTCCAAGAGGACCTGGTCCTTTACCACCACCTGCGCCACCGCCACCCCATGCATAAACACGAATTGTGTTCACATAGTTCGGTAATTTAATTCTTGTACCACTAGTAGCACTTGTAAAAGCAACGGTTTGTGAAAATGCAGGATATATGGTTTCGGGTAAAGTTGCTGCATAATTAGCACCAAACCCACTCGCAGAAGTTATATTCAACATGTTTAATTATCTCTTGCTGCATCAATAACATAGTGTACTTTAACGCCATGCAATCTTGCACTGACACCCATTGTATCTGAACCATCAGATACAACACGCTTAACTCTAAACGCAACATATTCCTCTGCTGTTGGCGATCCAGCAACGGTCAATCCTGTTGCCTCAGCACTTCTGTAAATGGCATTTGCTGTTCCACCAGTATCTGCTACAGTTACAGCTGTACCAAATGCAGTATCATATGGATCACCATCATTAAATGCAACTGCTTCAGCTCCCCAAACAACACCAAAATTAGTTGCTGTTGTTGGGTGTGACCAAATAAATTGCACGTTTAGCGTTCCTTCATTCCAAGATTTTGGCATTTGAATCATAAACTGTGCATAGTTTTCAGTTGATGCATCAAAGTCTAACGCTGCAATCATAAGTTTGTTTGTTGAAGTTTCTGTCGTTGACAATATGGCGCCATTTGTTGTAGTTGTGACCATTGAAATGGCAGGAACCCATATCGTTTGTTTACCAAGAATTTGATCTACATTACTTTCGCCTTGTACACCCTGCGCGCCGATTGCGCCCTGAACTCCTTGTGAACCTTGAATGCCCTGCGCACCTTGTGCACCAGCACCAGTTGCACCTTGAACACCTTGAACACCTTGCGCACCTTGAACACCTTGCGCACCTTGAACACCTTGCGCGCCTTGAACGCCACTTAAACCTTGAAACCCTTGCGCGCCTTGATCGCCTTGTGTTCCTGTCGCACCTTGAACGCCAGGAACACCTTGTGCGCCTTGAACGCCTTGATGACCTTGTGTACCTTGAACACCTTGATGACCTTGTGGACCAGCATCGCCCGAAGCACCTACAGCGCCTTGTCTTCCTTGAGCGCCTTGTACACCTGAAGCACCTTGAGCGCCAGCTGCTTCACCCATCGCACCAAAGGTGATATACATTGATGCGGCATTTGTATAAAATGCAGTATCTAAATATAATGGATTGCCGACTACTCTTGCAACATCACGAACGAGCGTTCCATCTTTATAATATTGTACAGATAAACTATTATAAGTGATTGTAAATTGTGTGTTGGTCCCGTAATTTCCTTCAGAAGAAATTGAAGATCCACCCTCAAATATAGAAACAGTTCCAGTTGGATCAAAATAGAACCCGTAGTCAATTGAAGTGAAACTTGGATTTGCTTGTGGATCTTCATTCAATCCAACGATAGCATAAACATTTGCTTGAGCAACGTTTGCAGTTACGAATACACCTCTCGTATATCCTTCCTTAGAATACACTTCAGCGTTCCATGCATTACCGCCACTTGTTTTAGTAAACAAATTAGAATCGACGGTGCTCTGTGTAATTTTGTCTGTGATTGGAGTCCAAGAACTTGCGCCTCTAATTCCTTGGAAGCCTTGTTCACCAGCACCTGTTTGACCTTGAACGCCTTGTGCGCCTTGAACTCCTTGTGGTCCTTGCACACCTTGCGTACCTTGAAATCCTTGTGGACCAGTCAATTGACCAAGACTATTCCATTCACCTTCAAGTGAATTGAATACCCAAAGAGTTGATGTGTTGCTTGTTAAATAAACATCACCTTGGTTGATACCAACATATGGTAAATCAATCTCGTCCAAAACTGTACCAGCAACTTCTAGTCCATTACCAGTCGAACCTTGCACACCTTGAGCACCTTGAACGCCTTGGAAACCTTGATACCCTTGTTCGCCTTTTTGTCCTTTTTCACCCTGAACGCCTTGATAACCTTGATCGCCCATCATTCCTTTGGCGCCAACCTCGCCCTTCTCACCCTTCTCACCTTTTGAGAAAGCAAGAATTGCAGAAGTGTTGACGGAAACGGAAAGATTTGCAGCCCCTGATGCTGTATCTTGCGTTACAGTTACATTAACTGTTGAGGTGTTATTAAAATTGAGGTTTGCGTTGGCATAACGTAAAGTTCCTTCAGAATAAACAGCAACGGTGTTTGCAGCTGCATCTTCTTTTACAGTATTTGCTGAGAAGGCAATATTTGCTACGCCGCCATTATTGGAGACGGTAATTCCAACAGTGCTTGTATTGACAAAATTTAATTGAGCCTTGGATAAAGTACCTGCTCCGTTTTGGCTTACAGCGACTGTATTCGCAGCTGCGTCCAGAGAAGGTAACGTGGCGTTTGTAATAACGGCATTGTTGACTACAAGAGTCTCAACGTTAGCTGTGCCGATATTCGTTAAATTTCTGCTTTCATCAAGAACAATCGTACGATTTACATCTAATCCATTCTTGACGCTAAATGTTTTATTCTCTGCCATTCGATTTCACTCTCCATCGAGGCTAATTTGACTTATTTGAGTACAATAAATATAATACTCTGTGATATTTATTCTATTTATTTTATGCAAAAAGCCCTTCTTATCGGTGATTTGATCCAAGATACCTTTATATTTGGTTCCTGCGAAAAGCTGAACCCAGAAGGACCCACTCCACTCGTAAAACAGCAAAAAGTCGAAAATAAGGCTGGTGGAGCGGGAAATGTGTACGAAAACCTTAAAAGTTTGTGTTTTGATGTAGATTTCTTTCATTCTAAAGAAACCTGTCAAAAAACGCGAATTATCGTCGATAATACGATTATCTGCCGATTGGATAACGAGGTCGTCGGAAACAACCAAGAAGTCATTTACAACCTCAATAGAGTAAATTTTACCGATTATTCAGCTGTTGTAATAAGCGACTATAACAAAGGAACGTTGGATAACTTTCAACTCATTTTACAGAAAATACGAAGATCGGGAGTGAAGATATTCGTAGATCCGAAACGCAAATTTGAATATTACGAAGATGTTTTTTGCATAAAGTGTAATGAGAAAGAGTTTAAAGATTTTTATGGCAATCCGACCGATCATAACATTCAGATTGCAGCAGAGCAGCATAATATAAAATTGTTTATTGTAACTCGTGGTAAAGAGGGCGTGACGTATTATTACAATAATCAAATTAAAAACCTTCCAGCAACTTCGGATAAAGTCGCCGATGTGACTGGCGCTGGTGATTGTTTTATGGCGGCTTTAGTATATGCAATCGAAAAAGGTCATACAATTGATGAGTCAATTGAAATCGCGAATCGTGGCGCAGGGGTTTGTGTTCAGCATTTAGGAACATATACACTTAAAGTAGAAGATTTAATTAAACGAAAAATTTTCACAAATGGTTGTTTCGATATTCTTCATCGCGGTCACTTTGACTTGCTAGAAAAATCGAAAGCCCTTGGCGACTATCTCATTGTTGGTCTTAATTCGGACGCCAGCGTTCGTCGTTTAAAAGGAATCAAACGTCCAATTAACAATCAAGAAGATCGAAAAAAATCTCTTGAATCGATTAAATTTGTAGATGAAGTTGTCATCTTCGATGAAGATACACCATATAACTTGATAAAGGAATTAAAACCTGATATCATTACAAAAGGTGGAGATTACAAAGCAGAAAATGTTGTGGGTAATGATTTGGCTATCGTTGTGATTATCCCATTCACGGAAGGATACTCAACGACTAAAATTTTAGGTGAATTATGACGAGATTGATTGGTACGGTGAAAAAAGGCTGGGGTTCTGAAGAAATATTTGTCAGTAATGATCTTTACTGTGGCAAATTTATGAACTTCAATACTGGCGCCAAGTTCAGTATGCATTTTCATAAAGAAAAGCACGAAACTTGGTATGTGCTGAGTGGTTTATTCGAGATACATTGGATAGACCCTAAAGACGCATCAAAGCACTTAAAGGTTTTCGGTAAGGGAGACGTTTGGACAAATGAACCGTTACAAATGCATCAACTTCATTGCATTACCGAAGGTACTATATTAGAAGTTTCAACTCCAGATTCTGTTGAAGATAATTATCGTGTTATGCCTGGAGATTCGCAAAAGTGATTTACATTGTTGACATTGACGATACGATTTGCGTAAGTCCATTAGGAAAAGATGGAAAACGAGATTACACACAAGCCGTTCCGCTTTATGAACGCATAGCGAAAATAAATGCATTATATGATGAAGGGCATGAGATACATTACTGGACTGCTCGTGGTATGGCTACGAACAGAAATTTTACTAAACTTACGAAACAACAATTGATTCAATGGGGTTGCAAGTTTCATTCCGTGAAAATGCGCAAACCAAAATATGATAAATGGATTGACGATAAAGCAATCAATGCGGAGGATTTATGAATATATTGACGGGACATAAAGGTTTTATCGGTTCGCGTTTGTTGCCGCTTCTTGGCGATAATGTGAAAACATATGGTATGGAAGATTGCTTTAATCTTTTATATGGGTTTGATAATTGGAAAGATGTAGAATGCGTATATCACATCGGTGGAATTTCAGACGCCAGCGAAAGAAACGTAAACAAATTATATCAGTACAATATTCGATTTAGCATTGAGTTGTTTGAAAAATGTATTGAACATGGTGTGCCTGTGAAATGGGTTTCTTCTGCCTCCGTTTTTGGAAACACATTTACTTCAATGACTGGGCGATGCATCAATCCACTAAATCAATATGCTTTTAGTAAAGCAGTAGTTGAGCAATGGGTTAGTGATAATCTACATCGCTTCAATTCGTTTGAAGGATATAGACTCTATAATGTCTACGGTGATGGTGAGAATCATAAAGGTGGTCAAGCAAGCCCAGTCACTCAATTTAGAAACCAAGCAATTAATGACGGTTTAATTCGTATCTTTGAACGTTCTGACCTTTGCTTGCGTGACTTTATATGTGTTGAAGATGTCATTGCTGTGATGACAGGCAAAGAAAGATTTAAAGGAATACGCGACCTTGGTACGTCAAGAACAATATCGTTCGAAAAGGTCGCGCTCTTGATTCAGAAAAAGTATGGTGGAGAAGTCATCAATATTCCTTTTCCAAATCATTTAGAAAACAAATATCAATTCAATACGAGAGCGGAACAAGATTTCGCTCATAACTTTAAAACATTAGAGGAATGGTTATCTCTCTAAATGTTCGTTTCGTGGTATCGCGTATGGATTGCGATACTTAATTGTTGTATCGTTACGATTAAAATATTCGTCATACGCATAACAACCTTGATGTGTGATATTGAATAGATCAAAACGCATCATATAATCTGGCGCACCATAAATTCCGTTCTTAAGCACATAGGCTAAAAGATTTTTAGCCATTGGTGGGTCAATTGCATATGCGTGTGCGCGGCAAATAAAACGATAATTGATACCATCGCTTCCCATTGGCGGTACATATGTGATTGGCCAATTCTTTTTAACCCATTCTTCACCGCCAAGATATACAATTGCATTCAGAGAATGCATGTGTTCGAACTTTTGCAGCATTATGGCGTCATGTTCTAGAATTACCACAGGCTTTCCAATTTTAGCGCATTCAAGCCAAACACTTAAATGTGTCAATGTACAGGCGACTTCTGCCTTCGTGATATAATGACTTGAAAGTTTTAGAATTTTGTAGATTGATTCATACTTTGCATGATCTGGAAATTGAATTTCTTTACCATTAATAGTTCCATCAAACGCATCCCAAATGATGTACTTTTGTCCCACTTTTTCGCAGGATTGTGCGCATCGTTCAGCATAACGCTCGGATTGCTCATTTCCTTTGATGCGCATAATGTATGCATGTTCAACGTCTAAGTCATATTTGTAGTATAAACTTTCCATTATTTTCTTATTCTCACAATTATATTAAAACCATCTGATTGAATCATATTTTCAAATCCTAAAAAATCTAATAAAGCCTTAAAAGATTTAACTGTGAATCCCGTTTTATGTTGCATACATGGATTCAATTTTGAAAGACTTTTATGTCCATAAAACACATCTAGAGCATGAATAGGACCAACTTCTGATTCGTACATCACATGAAACACATCACCCTCAGCTATATGTTTTGCTGGAGTAGAAATATCGGGAACGAGAATTCTTAACTCGCCGCCCCTTTTTAATACTCTGTACCATTCTTTCAAACAATCCGCAACATCATAAAAACCAATATGTTCCAGAGAGTGTGAACTGTAAACAGCGTCAACAGAGTCGTCAGGAATCATAGGCAATTTAGTTATATCGTGTAGAATATCTGGATTCGCTTTTTCATCCAAATCAATTCGAATCTCATGATAATCTCCAATAAAGTCATTATAAAGCGCTTGTGATATTCTTTGTTTACCTGAACCTAAATTCAAAACAATCTTTTTATCTTTCGGTAACTCCACAAAATCAAATTCTTGAAACTGATTCCATAATTTTTCCCATTCAATGTATGGATCTTTTTCCGATTCAAATCCCATATGCAAGGCTAAACTAGGAATTGGAGTATACAATAAATGCTCTAATTTTCTTTTAGGTAATTCATCATAATTCAAAAATAGTCGATTAATTGAGCGATCTTCGCATTGAGGTCCTCTAGTTCCTTCGCCCATTGCAACAAACAATTCCCAATTATCTACAAGGGTGCTATGCTCCATCATAAAACATGATGCGGTATGATATGCATTACGCCAATGTCTTTTCTTACCTAAGAATACTCGGTACATATAATTGTATAGAGTGTATCTAATTGGATCATCATATGGGAAAATGCAAATCTTCATCCCAGTTAGTTTTTTAAACTGCGCATGAGCATCAATCATTTCTTCGAGCGCAGTTTCATAATACAAATAATCGTCTTGAGCGAAATAAACTAAATCTTTACCTTGTTCTTTACCTAGTTCATAACACCTCATTATGCTTGGATGTAAACCTCTTTTTTCTGTGTGAATCAGTTCGCATGGGAAAGAGGCTTGCTTTATTTTCCTTTTGATGAAATTTATAAAAATTTCATCTGAATCATCATCAACAATAACCAAACGATATTGTAAATCTGGTAATACCTGCTTACACTTTTCAATAGTGTTGAAAAGAGATGAGGTGCAACGTTTAGATACTTCTATTTTAGAAGCACCACAATAACGTTTTTTGTGCACCAAATCAGGTGCATTATTCCTAGAGTGTGTTTGTAGAATAACTAAAATTTCTTGGCGCATTTTTCTTTTGGAATAGTTGTAAACGAACTACAGGATGATTCATATATGGTCTGCTTTCAACTATTCTGAAATTTTCAAACAAAGCAGATTCAATATTGAAGTTATCATCCTCCCAAATAACATAATTATTTTTATCAACTCCAGAAGGTACGAATCTATGTGGCTCGTTCAATAGAGCCAAATAACCATTTGGTACAATTACTTTAGTGAGATTGTCAATTTCTTTCTGAGGAAATTCTACATGTTGCAATACAAAAAAACAAAACGCGATATTAATACTTTCAGGTATGTCGTATGATTCTAAACATTTAAATTTTTCAGTATTGCCGACATATTCTTGAGCATATTTTCTCATACCAGGACTAGTATCAACACCAATCACTTCGCATTGATATTCATCAATTAAAGCCTTTGACATTCTACCCATACCACAACCAAAATCTAAGACTTTGCTTTTGCTTGATATGTAAGCAGAAGGACGAAACATATTAATAATTGATTGCGTTTCCTCTTGAAATTTATTTGGTTTGCTTGGATCGCTTGTTAAAGCGATATGTTTCGCATGCTCCAAATTAGCAGGATAAAACGCTTCTTTCAAGTAAGACATAAATTATTTCGAAAATGGTATTGCCATCGGCGAATCAATATTAAGTTTTGTAGGATTTGCTTTTTGAATATTATCAATCAAATCCTCAATTTCTTTAGTGTCATATCTGCCAGGCTTGTGAACTTGAATTAATAAACGCATTGAATATGCAACGTTGTTTAAATGATTTAAACTATAATTAAGTTCTTCTTCGCTTATTGTGCCTGCCATTATTCTTTTCTTATATGGTTCTGTATATTCAAATTGAACGTCGCAGATTTCAATGTCAATATCTTCCTCAAATGCAATCAAAGATTCACTTCTTCCAGCAGCAACTCCTTCATAAAGAGCTTTCTTATTGAAAAGATTGAACATCGTTTTTGTGATTAAACGTTTATGCGTCAAATCATCGAGTGCAATATCACAACGCCAGTGAGGAACGACAACTTCCCAAATACCACCGTTTGTTGTGACTCTATACATTTCTTTAATGTATTTGATTAAGTCTTGAGGTTTTTCGCCGAGATGTTCTAAAATATCTTTAGCGACTATATGATCAAATTCGTCATCTTCCCACTTCCATGGAGTAATATCCAAATCTACAACTTCGTCTGGATTGACGATTTTTGATTTGTCAACGTTAAGGAATCCTTCAAATTTAAATGTTCCGCAGCCAAGATTCAATCTCTTAGTTACGCGATCTTCATTAGTGTGTTCAACTTTTTGCAAATTGAACTTTTTTTCCAATGCACTGTATAAATCTTGAAATGTAGAATTCCAAGTTTTATGATCGGTTTGTCTGAAAATTCTAACGCACTTGTAATATGGACTTGTTGTACTTTCTGGCGCACCAACTGTCCAAGTATGATATGGAAGAATTGGAACAATAACCCAAGTTTCTTTACCCATAGAAGCAGCAAGGTGCGCAATACTTGTGCAAGAAGTAATCACAATATCTAGATTTTCAATTGCTGCCATTGTATCTTCCCAAGAAATGAGAAGATGTTGCAAATCAACAACATTTTCTGGGAGATTTACCAGATTATGATCTCTTTGCAAACTATAAATTTGTAGTTCTGAATACTTCGCTAAATTTGTTATAAACTTAGGTGGAAAACGTCTAAATTGTTGATGTTCAAATTTTGGATTTCCCGCCCAACGAATACCAACTTTAATTTTATCAGAGTTGATAATATTTTTCCAAACTGTTACAGATTCTGGTATTGCTTTCAAGAAAGGATCATTTTCAAAATTTTCAAACGTATTGCCAGATAACCAACCTGCACTAAATCCTGGAACCCAGTAATCATGTTGAACTGTGTGTGCTTGATTGCGCAGAATCACTTTATCTACAGAGTCCATTCTACTGAACATTGAAACGAGTTCAGGTGCAGCGGCAAGGTAAACTTTATCCGCTCCCATTTTCTTAAATGAATTGGCAAAACGTGCATGAATAATCTCATCACCATATCCACCCTCAAGAGAGATGATGACAGACTTACCTCTAATGTCGTCTTTTTCTGGATTGAAAATTGGAGCAGCTGTTTTTAATGGAGGCGATCCATAAACATTTAAGAAACGACCATGCTCAAGAAGTTTACAGCCTTCTAGATAATTTCCATCTTGTAAGATGAACCATCCACGATTGAAGCAGTGACGAAACCAAATATCTTGTGTGTTTTTTCCGTTTGGGTCGAGAATTTTATCTGGACCAATTGCTTCTAACTTATCAGATAAAGCGCGTGCTTCTTTATGCTTACCTTCGAGTTGAAGTTTCAACTCCATGTCAATTTCATGCATAGTTTATCTCCAAAATAACAATTAATTATAACTTATAAAATTCAAAACACCTAATAATTTTTAATATTTATCTCGATTGCAATATTGCAGAGTGTTGATTGGATAGCGAAACATTCGCAACAACTATCTCGCCTGTTACTGGTCTAGGAAGTTGTAGGAATGCCTCATTCCTACCTAGTCTACTTGCCACAAGAACGGCTGCTCCAACTTGTGGTGTGAGAGTATTTAATCCCCACATATGCAAAACGTTGTTTGAATTTGGTGTTGCTGCAAAATATCCATTACCTGCTTCTACAGTACGCCATTGCGTATTTGCATCTAGAACTTTTGGTGTTCTTGACCAATAACTAAATGTATTTGATTTTACGGTATAATCCAAAAATATAGGTGATGATCTACTGACGTTTGGAGCAGACCATCCAGCATCGCCAAGTTGACCAACAGTGTTTAATCCCCAAGTAAATAAGTCTTTATTATTTGAAATTGCTGATGCCGTTGAACCACTGATTGACACTGCCGTAAATCCATTCGCGCCAACTAAAACAGGGCTTGAACGATCTGTCACCAACCCAATACCGAGAGCACCAGCGCTGTTCAATCCAAAGGAGAACATACGACCTAGTGTATCAATTGCAAGAGAAGTTGATGCTCCTGCAGCAACAGCAGTCCAACTACTTGAACCGATTTGTGCTGGTGAGAATAATATATTTGTAGAACCTGCAGTAACTGTACCAACACCACACATGCCGAAACGATTATTACCCCAAGCATACATACCGCCAGTATTTGTAATGGCTAATGAATGTGTATGACCAGCACTCACAGCAATCCAACTTAATGTTCCTGGTGTTCCTGCAACTAATACAGGAGAAGATTTTGAAGCAACAGATTGATCGCCTATATGTGGATATCCACTTGTTCCGAATCCCCAACCAAACAAGGCACCATCAGAGCGAATTGCCATTGTAAAGTTATTTGAAACTGCTACTTGTGACCAAGAACTTGTACCAACTTTAATTGGCGAGCAACGAATTATTGCACCACCAAGAAGAATTGGTGAAGATTTACTCACTGCAGTACCATCACCTAAATTCGTCGAAGCACCCCAAGCATATATGATATTTGCAGAAGTTACTGCGACTGTACCATCAGCAGTAGCCTTTACAATGTTCCAACTAGTTGGATACGCACCAACTGAAAAGTCTGCAATCAAGTTAAGCGGTTTTTGTCTGCTTGCAGTTGCACCTTGACCCAATTGTCCCGAAGAATTCAATCCCCATGCCCAAATGGTGTTGCTACTGTCAAGTGCAACAGCATGTGTAGCGCCTGCACGAACTAAATTCCAACTTAAACCAATAGCGTCTGTTCTGCCAGAAGTGATTAGTGTTGGTGAAATTATATAAAACGCTGTTGCAATTTGAGTTGGTGATGAACGGCTGATTGAATCTTCCATACCTAAAGTGCCATTTAAGCCCAAACCCCAGGTATAAAGAAGCCCATTTGCTGTGACTCCAGCAGAATTAAAGCCACCCAATGAAAGATGTGAAATTTTATCACCATTACCACCCATAACTATAACAGGCGAAGATCTTGATGTTGCCAAACCATCACCAACTAGATTAAAGTTAAAACCTCCCCAAGAATATAATTCGCCGCTGGCGATTCCCATCATTCCTCGTTGATTGATGCCTGCTGCTGCACCCCAGAATGCAACCTTTTCCCAATCTGTGCGAGTGCCGATTTGAACAGGTGAAGATTGATCAGTTTTGTAGTATTCATGAGCAACACGATCTGTAATAGATTGTACTGATGTGCCGCCAGTTATGAAACCCCAAACAAAGAGTCTACCATCTTGAGTAATTCCTGCTGCAGTCATCGGAGAATCTGCAATACTTTCTGCACTTGCGCGAACGAACTTCCAACTTGAATTACCAATTTGTACTGGTGAAGATTTATTTACTGTCGTACCATCACCAAGGCAACCATTTCGATCATTTCTTCCCCAAGCAAATAGTGCACCATCAGAGCGAATTGCATACGCAGCGTAACCGCCAGCATAAACAAATTTCCAACTGTCTGAGCCAATTTTTACAGGAGAAGATTTTGGAACGGTTGTGCCGTCTCCCAGTTTACCAAAGTCATTATCGCCCCAGGCAAATAATGCACCATTAGCGTGAATGCCTAACGTATAACTTGCAATGCTAACCATTGCCCAACTTTCGCTGCCAACTTTACCTGGTGTTGAAGTGTTTGTTGCAGCACCATTACCCAATTCACCATTTGTGCCGCGACCCCAAGTCCAGAGACCGCCATTCTTATCAATTGCCGCAGCAGTTAAAGCACCAGCAGCAACGCTTGAATAGCCAATTCCACCAGCATTACCAACACTTACTGGTGAACTTCTATTTGTTGTGGCGCCAATACCTAGCACACCAGATGTACCTCTTCCCCAAGAGAATAGCTCGCCATTGTTAATTCTTCGAATACCAAACGCTGCGCCGCCTTGCTCGCGCATAGAACCAGCAACCCAATCATATGATCCCAATGTGGTGGTTGTATATTCTGGTCCTGTTCTGGTTGTGAGTGTTGTTAAACCATCACCAAACAATCCAGATGCGCCATTATTACCCCATATCCAATATGAGCCATCGGCGCGAACAAACCCGATAGCAGGAGCTTGGCTAGTGAAATCGCGGGCGCCAGCAGAGAAACAATCAATAACAGGAGCACCGAAATTTGAAGCAGTTACGGGAGTGTTTCTTTGTGCAGCACTTTGTACTGTTCCTCTTCCTGTCGCTTGCCCTAACTGACCGCTTGATCCTTGACCCCAAATATACACAGTTCCATTTGTAGAATCTAGTGCAGCACAGTGACTCATTCCAGCAAAAACTTTGTTTGGTCGAACAAAAGTTGTTAACGCACCAGCAACAGCAACAGGAGAACTTCTATTTGCTGCAGTTGCACTAAAACCTAGTTGTCCGCCTGTTCCCAGTCCCCATGCAAATGCAACATTCGCGCTTGTTGTTCCGACAGAAAAATCTACTCCAGCTGCCACAGATGTCCAACTTGAAGCGCCAATTTTAACGGGAGAGGATTTACTGACTGATGTACCATCACCAATTTGACCCGAAGTGCCTAAACCCCACACATAAAGTGCTCCATTAGATAGAACACCAACACTGTGATTAAGACCAGCTTCAACAGTTAACCACGATTGAGCGCCGATTTTGACTGGAGAAGATTTTGATACAGTTGTACCATCACCTAATATGCCACTTACGCCAGAACCCCAAGCATAAAGTGCACCATTTGCAAGAATTCCAACACAATGGCTTCCATTAATACTGACTAATGACCAAGATTCACTACCGATTTTAACAGGTGAAGATTTACCTACAGTCGTACCATCACCCAATTGTCCTAGTGAATTTGGTCCCCACATGAAAAGAGCACCATTTGAGTGAATTGCAGCACTTGGCGCAAACCCACCACAAGCGATAAATTGCCAACTTTCTGAACCGATTTGAACAGGTGAGGATTTATTAATTGTTGTGCCGTCACCAATAACGCCATTATTGTTTATACCCCATCCAAACAATATTCCTGTTGAGTTGGTAGCGAGCATTGTGCCACCTGATGCAGCAATACCAACTTTTCCAACAGAAACTTTAGACCAAGATGTTGTTTTCTTTAACGCAAATGACTCACCAGACTGAATACCAACTTGACCAATTGAATTGTTACCCCAACCAAAAAGACTTCCTGTGGAGTTTACTGCAAATACATGTGAATCAGAACATGTGATTTTTGTCCAACTGCCAGCAACTTGAACTGGCGAAGAACGATTGACTAATAGGTCATCTTGGTTTCCCAACATTCCATTGGTACCAGAACCCCAAGAGTATAATGTTCCATTGTTGCGAATTGCATACGAGTTTAATGAACCGCCTGCAACTTCTGTCCAAGATTCAGCACCAATTTTAACTGGTGAAGATTTTGGAACAGTCGTACCGTCACCAAGTTGACCTCCTGCATTCACGCCCCAAACATACAATGCGCCGTTTGCGAGAACACCGATTGTATGACTGCCTGCAACAGCAACTCTTGTCCAAGATTCTGAACCTATTTTAACAGGTGATGATTTATTTACTGTTGTGCCATCACCAAGTTGACCATTTGCATTGATGCCCCAAGTGTATAAGGCACCATTTGATGAAATGGCAGCATAATGAGATCCTGAGACGCCGTCAGCAACATAATTCCAATTTGAAATTGATGTACTTACCGCAGTTGGAGATATGCGCGCAGTTGTTGTTCCATCGCCAATAACAGAAGTACCCCAAGCAAAAAGATTAGCACCACTTGTTGAATCTTTTTCTGCGATGATGCCACTTCTATTTCCACCTAAAGTGAACGAATCCCATCCACCGCTATTACGGAAACCAATAACACTACCATCACCAATTTGTCCTGCCCAGTTATTACCCCAAACAAAAATTTCACCGTTTGTTGTAACAGCTGCAGTGTGATTATTACCAACAGACAAAAATGACCAACTACGATTGCCGATTTGTATTGGTGATGATCGATTAACTGGTGTTGCTGTAGCATCATCATTACCCAATTGACCAGAGGAATTTAATCCCCACATATATAAAGCACCATTCGAATGAATAGCGCCAGAATGAGACCATCCTGCAGAAATTTGACTCCAACTTTCAGAACTTAAAAGTGTTGGTGATGATTTATTAAGAGTCGTACCATCGCCAAGTTGTCCAGTTGAATTTAATCCCCAAACATACAATGCGCCGTTTGGCGCAAGTGCCATTGCATGGCTCAATCCTTGACTGACTTTTGACCAACTAGTAAGAATAAGATCGCCAGTTGCATTTGCACCACCCCAAGCAAATAATGTTCCTGATGCATTAATTGCTAATGCACCATCGACGCCTGCACTGATAGCAGTCCAAGAAGAAGTTCCTGAATTTGCTGGCACATCGAGTAGTGCGACCGCTGTTCGATTGCTGGTTGTAATTGAAACTGGTGATGATTTTGACATACGAATATTTATATGTTAAGTTATAGTGTTATCGCCCATTGCGCCTGTATTGTTGTAACCTGCGCTTACTATTGTTCCGCTCTTTGTCACATAAATTGCTGTACCGAATGCGCCAGTATCGCTTGCGGCACCTTTCCACCAACTTGTGCCGATACCGACCTGAATAGGAGATGAACGCGATATTGTTGTTCCTTGCGCTAACTGTCCGTATTGATTATCACCCCAAGTAAACAATGCACCAGAACTATTCACACCAATTGCAGTATTAACTCCTGCGGTGATTGATGACCACGATTCAGCACCAATCACAACAGGCGATGATTTATTTACTGTCGTTCCATCACCTAATTGACCTCTTGCATTCAATCCCCACGCAGCTAATTTATTATTAGCAAGGATACCCATAGCATGACTACCACCTGCAGAAATTTGAGTCCAAGATTCATTACCGATTTTCACTAATGACGATTTATTAACTGTTGTACCGTCACCAAGTTGACCAAGTGCGCTGCCACCCCAAGCATAGAGTGCGCCATTTGCCGCTCTTGCATAAGCAGTAACTTCAGCAGAAGTTATTTGTGCCCAACTTATACCTGATGTAATGGAAGTGAATACAGGAGAAGATCTGCTCGTTGTTGTTCCATCACCAAGTTGACCAACACTATTTAATCCCCAAGAATATATTTGCCCATTTGCCAATAAGCCAACTGCGTAACTTAATCCAGCTGAAATTTTTGACCAGCTGTTAGTACCAATTTGAATTGGAGATACTCTAAAATTAAACAATCCAACTTGAACTGGAGATGAAACGTTTGTCGTTGTAGAATATGCGGCACGAGCACCGTTTGCTCCTACACCCCAAGCATAAAGATTTCCAGAAACTCCTTTAAGAGATCCTGCCATTCCCCATCCAGTAGCAGCAATTATTGACCAAGAACTTGTGCCAATTCTAACTGGTGAGGATTTATTAATCGTTGTACCATCACCAAATGAACCTCTTTCATTCAATCCCCACGCAAACAATGCATCGTCTTGCGCAATTGCCGCTGATGTCCAACTACCCCAAGCGCCAGCAGATGCATATTTCCAAGAAGATGCTCCAATTTGTACTGGAGATGATTTAGAGGTAGTTGTTCCATCGCCGATATTTCCAAACACATTATTTCCCCAAGCCCATAACTCGCCATTATTTTTAATTGCTAAAGTATGACCGTTATTAGTGCCTGTGCCGCCCGTACTAACAAAAGACCAACTTGATAATCCTATTGTTGTTTCTGGGGTGTTCCAAGGTTCTGTACCATCAGTACCAACAAAATGTGGGTAATATCTGAATGCTGGAGTTACTGTCGTTCCAAGGTTAAATTGAAGTGTTCTTCTTGGTGAATTATAACTAGTCGTATTTGCAAGCCCCAACTGACCAAGACTATTGTTACCCCACGCTATTAAATGTGAATTGGAATTAATTGCTAAAACGACATTTACTGGACCAACTAAATATGGCGAATTTGATGGCAAATAATCTTTGTATCCTTGTAACAATACTGGTGAACTTCGTGCAGTATCTGTTGTAGTTCTGTAATCAGCACCCCATGTATAAAGATTTGCAGAATCGCTAACTAATCGACCAATAGTAGTACGGAAACGTCCACCAACAAAAGACCAACTTGATGCGCCAATTTGAATCATTGATGATTGATTTACTGTTGTTCCGTTACCTAACTCACCAAATGCATTATAACCCCAAGTAAACAATGCACCATTCGAATGAATTGCCGCGAAGTGACCTGATGCACCTCCCGCGATCATCAACCAACTTTCAGTACCAATTTTTACTGGTGACGATCTATTTGCTGTTGAACCATCTCCAAGCTCTAGAGCTGCACCCCAAGTATATAATGCACCGTTAGCGTGAATCGCTGCTATTGCATTTGCGGTAAGAGCAACTTGCGTCCAACTTTCTGAGCCAATTTGAACTGGGGATGATTTAGCAATTGTTGTACCATCACCAAGTTGTCCAGTTGCGTTACCGCCCCAAGTAAATAGTGTATTTCCAACTTTAAGTCCAGCTTGATTGAATGCACCAGATTCGACTGTAAGCCAACTTCCCAAAACTTGTGATGGGGCAGAAATAGCTCCAGCAGCTCCTCTTGCACCAAGACCACTAGTGCCAATTCCCCATGTCCACAATCGCCCATCAGTCAATACCAGTGCAGCGGCAGGACCTGTAGAATTTATTGCGCCAGTAATTTTACTACATTGAGTTCCACTAAAAGCTGGAAGGGCAAGAGGAGTATTATTAAATGAAACGGTTGAACCATCACCAAGACCACCAAGTAATCGATTACCCCAAACATATAAGGTTTGATTTGTATCAATTGCATATGAAGCAGTTCCGCTTATAGCAATTTGTGTCCAAGAACGCGGATCATATGAGACAGATCCTGCGTTTCCAGTTCCGAGTTCTCCAGCAAATTGCGCCCCCCAACTATACAGATGTCCTAGGCTTGAAATAGCCATCATTTGTGGACCACCTGCTGAAATAAATGACCAACTTGAGGCTTGATTTGTGCCGATTTGTACAGGAGAAGATTTAGTGCCAGCAACATTATCTCCCATTTGATTTCCGCTTCCCCACGAAAACAATTGACCAGTAGCATTAATCGCGAGAGTGTGCGTAGGTCCTACAGAAATTTTTGCCCAACTTTGAGAACCAATTTTGATTGGTGAAGATTTATTTACTGATGTATTGTCGCCAACTTGTCCAGTTGCGTTACCACCCCACATATAGAGGGCACCATTTGATGTTATAACTCCACAGGTTTGCGAACCAACACTAAAATCTAAAATTGTTGGTGGTGAAACCGCATTGAAAATATAATTAAGTTTGTATGGAAAATTATGATTAACAGTGTTACCAACACCGAGTTGTCCAACATTATTTTCACCCCAACCCCAGAAAGAACCATCAGAAGTTGTTGCAAAAAATGTATTGCTACTAGCAAAAATTTTGGTCCAAGATACGGTATCAGAAAAATCTTTAACCGTTTGACCATCACCAATTTCACCGCCTCTATTATCACCCCAAGCAAATAATGCTCCGTCAGACCTGATTGCATATGATGTATAACCAGCAGCGCCAATTGCAATCCAACTTGAAGTGCCTATAGAAACTGGTGATGAACGATTGAATGCTGTTCCGTCGCCTACATTACCATAAGTGCTATTTTGACCCCAACCAAATAAACGTCCATCAGATCTCAACGCAAGAACATGTTCGGTGCCAACTGCGATTTCATACCAATAATTTCCTGGTGTTCCGATATTGCCTGCTGTCCAAATTCTACCTGTATTGTCTAATGCAAGTAAATAGCCATCGCGAACAGTAAATAAACCTGGATTAACGAGCGTAGTGTTAACACCCTGACAAGCAGTAACTGAAACATAAGATATTCCAGATTGACCTATCTGTACTGGGGTTGTTGATGTATTAGTTTGACCATCACCAAGAGCGTTGAAAAATCCCCAACTCCATAAAGTATAATCGGAAGTAATAGCAGCTGTTATTCCAAGACTGGCGGTTAACCCTATCCAACTTGAACTGCCGATTTTAACAGGCGAAGATTTATTAACAAACGTTCCGTCACCAAACTGACCGCTGGTATTATTGCCCCAAGCATACAAAGCGCCATTTGATGCAATAGCAAGAGTGGTCTTACCATCTTTAGCAGCAACAACGTTACGCCAGCTCAAAGTACCAATTTGTATAGGTGATGATTTATTGAGAGTTGTGCCGTCACCAAGTTGACCTAGATTATTTTGACCCCAGGCATATAGTCTACTATTTGATAAAATACCAACAGTATATGAATCGCCAGTTGAAATTTGCGACCAAGATTCAAACCCAATTTTTGTTGGAATCTCATCGTTAAGTGTAGTACCATCACCAAGTTGTCCAGTTGCGTTTAAGCCCCAGGTAAATAATCCTGCGGGAGCTAAACCACCTGCTGCTCGTTGTACGCTTAATAACCAAGTATTTAATATCATGACTCTGATGCATTATAAGTTGGCCAAACAATATTGTATGGATCTGATTGTGTTGTTATATCTGCAAGAGATTGCATATATTGATCCAAATCAGTTATATTGTCTGTCGTTGTTAAAGAAAGGCGAACTTGACGCTCATAGCGAACATATCGCCACTCAAAATCTTTCATACGTTTGTCGCGTTCGATACGAACTTCTATCCAACGAGTTTCAATATCTTTTAATCTTTGTTGTTCTAATTCTTCTTCTGTTAAAAATGAAGAATGTTCAGGATATACTGGAATGTCAACAACAAGATCAACAGTGTATGCGGTGTCTGTTTCAACATCATACCAAGAACGCACACCTTCTAATCTTTGTGTTGTTGGATCGTAAGAAGGTGTTGTCTTCACTACTTTATACCAACCGAATGTTTTTAAAGTATCATCATCACCTTCAAGCGCAAAAAAATTGCTCACATTTTTCCAATTTGTTGGAAGATGTGAATAAACACCAACAACTTCATTATTTTCTACGAGTGCATAATTAGACATTATAGATTTTGTCCTGAAGTGAGAGCGTACCAATTTGTTCCGCCGTCATGAGTAAAGAAGAAAAATAAATCTTTCTTGCCGTTTACTGATGTTAATGTTGGAGCAGTGCCGCTTGGCCAATAAAAATTGACTGGCCAACTGACTGTTCTTGCAGTTCCATCTGCAGTAAATAGTACTGCAAATGAAGAAACTTGATTTGTTGCTTCTGTGTTGTTTATTGTCAACGTATTAATGTTTGCATTTAATGTTACATAGAAAAAATTAGCAAGGCGCAAATCTAATGTTAATACGTTTGTTGCAATTGAAGGATTTGATGCGTAATGCACGTATGAATTTGCTGCATATATGTTTGCGCTTAATTCGCCAATTGATGGTTGAAATTGTAATTTTGTCGTTGAAACATTCGGTGTTAACGCACCAGTTGTTGAAGTCGATATAACTGGATAATAAATTGTAGCAGAAGAATTTTCGACAACTACATCACTACCTTGCGAACCCTGTACGCCTTGAGCTCCTTGTACACCTTGATGACCTTGTGCACCCTGAGCGCCTTGAGCGCCAGGAGGTACTGCTGGTAATATTGACGATAATGTTGTTGGCATTTTTTAAACCTAATTAATTTTAAATATTTATTTTACCATTACCAACGAATTGAACCGCTAAATGAAAATGTGTAATATTTTGTTCCATCTGGCGCTAGTTGCGCTCCTGATGATCCAGGAAACAAAGTTGCGTCATCATAAGCATTAGGGTAAGACACAACTACAATTCCTCCACCACCACTCGATCCACCACCCTGAACGCCGCGACCACCGCCACCGCCAGCTCTTGATCCAGCCTGTGAGCCACTGACGCCACCATTACCACCACCGCCTGATCCTGTACCACCAGCAGATGATCCACCTCCTCCGCCACCACCTGCATAAACTAAAGGACCAAGTAAACTATTTGAATATCCAGATCCGCCATTACCACCTTTTGGTGTGCTACCTGCTTGTCCAGAAGCACCCCAACCTCCTCCTCCCCCACCGCCAAAATAAGCATCAGCTGATGAAGAACCGCCAGGATTACCTTGTGGTGGAGAGAAAGATGGTGTGTTACCCGCGCCACCTGATGCAGGCACAGCAGGAGGAAGACCTGTATATACACCTGTGTTAGGCGCTGGTGTTGTACCCATTCCTCCCCCACCACCAGAGCCACCACTTTTACCAGCAGCATTAGTCGGATTTCCAGGAAGCCAACCTGCGAGTCCGCCGCCACCACCACCTGCTGCTGGGTAATTTGTTCCTGGAAATGTAGAGTTTAGCCATTTTCTGAAATCTGTGTTTGGAAACGAAGATGCGGCGGCGAAATTTGAAGCACTACCATTAGTATTAGTTCCTCCTCCTCCGCCAACAGAAATAGGATACACAACACCTTGCGCAATGCCAATATTATTGATATCTCTCACACCACCACCACCGCCGCCGCCGACATCACCACCACCGCCGCCACCAATAACAATAATATCAACAGTGGGTGGAGCATTATTACCAGATGGTCTATATGCTCCACCTAAAAGCATGGCAGGAATTAACGACATTTTAGTATACCGTTCCTGACAACACGCAACTATTTGCGCCAGTAAATAGTGCAGTCATTAAACCTCTTGCAGCAATATTTGCTGCTGTTGCTGCTGCAGCTGTTCCTGCAATATAAGTCGTTTGAATGCTTAATGTGACGGATATGTTTGACGAGTGTTCATTAAATACGGTCACAGTATCACCATTTGCGAATACATTATTTGGAACAGTAATGCTACCGCCACTACCAACTCTTACATAAGACGCTATGTCGTCTGTTGTTAGAGAATAATTTGATGTTTTAATTGCACCAGATTGCGGTAAAGATGAATTTCCTTTATCGCCTTTTGCTCCCGTAGGACCTGCTGGACCCGTTGTAGAAGTAACTTCCCACGTTGCGCCGTCATAAATTAATTCAGTGATAGTTCCACGAATGTCAATCACCAAGTCATCACTGATACCTTCAATTGTTTGTCCATTTCTACCGACAGTTAAATTTGTTAGTGCTAAATTTGCAGCGTCAGCAATTTTAACATAAGCGCCTGTTGTTGGGGTTGATGGTAGTGTAATCGTAAATGTGCCACCAGAAGTATCTACAAGAAGTGCATCACCAGATGTTGCAGTGTAGTTTGATGTTTTGAGTGACCATGTAGCGCTTCCGCCACCACCAGAGGCACCTTGAACGCCTTGGAAGCCTTGCTCACCTTGTACACCTTGCGCACCTTGAGTTCCCGTACCAGTAGCACCTTGTGCACCAATGTCACCCTTATCACCTTTATCGCCTTGTGCCCCAACTGCACCTTGAATACCTTGAGCGCCTTGAGCGCCAGTATCACCCGTTTGACCTTTTTCGCCCTGTACACCTTGAGCGCCCTGTACACCCTGTGAACCTTGAGGACCCGCTGAACCTGCAGTACCTTGAACGCCTTGGAATCCTTGCTCACCCTTTGTACCAGGTGCGCCCTGAACACCTTGGAAACCAAATTCACCATTTTCACCAGCTAAACCTTGAGCGCCTTGTACACCTTGTTCGCCTTGTGGACCTTGTGCACCAACTTCTCCCTTAGAGCCTGTTGCACCTTGTATGCCCTGAGCGCCAGTATCGCCTTTTTGACCCTTCTCACCTTGTGTGCCGACAGCTCCCTGAACGCCTTGTGCGCCTTGAGGACCTGCTGCACCTTGTGCACCAATCGCACCTTGAGCACCCGCTTCACCCTGATGACCTTGTGCACCTTGAGGACCCGCATCGCCTTGTGCGCCGACGGCACCTTGAGCGCCAGCAGCACCTTGTACGCCTTGGAAACCAATTTCACCTTTCTGACCTTTCTCGCCTTGAGCGCCAGCACCCGTGGCACCTTGTACGCCTTGCGCACCTGTTGCACCTTTATCGCCAGCATCACCAGTGCGAACAAACGTAATGATAACATTTGTTGTATTTGGGAATGATGTTACGCCTGAGATGTGTGTTGTTGGGACACTGAAATATCCACCGCTATGATTATGCAATCCAGTTATATTAAAGAATGCAAATTGTAAAATATTCGCAGTATTTGCTAGTTTGTATGTGCCTTTAATTGATGATGTTGAATCGTCAATAGTCTGTAGATAGTTAAAGACATTTATTGCATTTACATCATTCTCATTGATGAAAAGAGTTGTAGCACTTGTAAATGTTGCATTGTCAAATTTAAGATTACCAACACCAGGATTAGTGTTTGCTGTGTTTGTTAAGTAAATATAATCAAAAGTTGCACCACCAAATTCACCAGTATCTCCTTTCGTACCTTGTGAACCTTGAACGCCTTGTGCACCTTGTGCGCCAGTTGCGCCTTGCGCTCCAGTGTCTCCTTTATCTCCAGCAGCGCCTTGAACGCCTTGTGCTCCCGCGTCACCTTTTGAACCAGTCGCGCCTTGTACGCCCTGAGAACCTTGGTGACCTTGCTCACCTTGTGCACCTACAGAACCTTTCTCACCTGTTGCGCCTTGCGCTCCAGTTCCTGTGGCACCTTGTACGCCTTGAAAACCTTGTTCACCTTGTGCTCCTGCGTCACCTTTTGAACCAACAGAACCTTGAGCACCAATATCGCCCTTTTCGCCCCTTTCACCTTGAACGCCTTGCGCACCTTGTGCACCTTGTGCACCAATTGCACCCTGAGCGCCAGTATCTCCTTTATCGCCTTTGTCGCCAGTTGCACCTTGTGCACCAATTGATCCTTGAACGCCTTGTGAACCTGTTGCGCCTTGTGCGCCAGCAATACCCTGTGCACCTTGCGTACCCTGTACACCTTGGAAACCTTGTGCACCTTGTGCGCCAACATCACCTTTCTCGCCCTTTTCGCCCTTTTCACCTTGAACGCCTTGCGCACCTTGTGCACCTACAACACCCTGCGATCCAGTATCGCCCTTTTCGCCCTTTTCACCTTGAACGCCTTGTGCGCCAGTTGAACCTTGTGCACCTTGAGCGCCAACAGAACCTTGTGCACCTTGTACACCTTGCGCACCTTGGAATCCTTGAAAGCCTTGTGCGCCAACTTCGCCTTTCTGACCTTTTTCACCTTGAGTGCCAGTTGCACCTTGCGCGCCTTGAGCGCCAACAGAACCTTGTGCACCTTGTGCGCCCTGCACGCCTTGACTACCTTGAGCGCCAACAGCGCCTTGTTCGCCAGGAGCACCTTTATCACCAGCAATACCTTGTGAGCCTTGAACGCCTTGTTCACCTTGAGCGCCTATTTCACCCTGAACACCCTGTGCGCCTTGAACACCATTTGCTTGCCATGCACCAGATGACGCATTATACGTCCATGTGCGACCATTAAACGTATACGTCTGATTGTTTGACGGCGATTCTGGAAAATTAATTGGCATTATTCAACTCTATAGTGTTGTTAACTTATTTATTTGAATTTACGAAGCAGGTGGCTCAGGTATTTCGACCCAATTTAATTCATCTTCTTTCCAAAAATACAATTTACCGTCATCTGGTTTTGCGATTGGTGCTACCCAATTTGCAGTTTCGTTATCTAATGTCCATGACGGAAATAGTTTTGGTGGAATAAAAGCGTCAAGTTCAGCATTATAGGTGTAACCTACACCAGCGTAACGTTTTCTAAAATTACCATTATAACTTGTTTGTTTCCACACACCACCAAATAATTTTTCGCAAAATGCTGCACCAATGTGTTCTTTTTCAACACCAAATGCGTCTGCTGTGTCTTCGTTAGAAACAACGATAACTTGCATTACTACATTGTTTTCGTCTAGTTGCGCAAAATGAGCCATCTTAATCTCCTAAAATTAACTCCGTTAAATCTAAGTTAATACCAAGTTTTCCTTTTATAAAAGTATTAAATGATAAACTAATTCTTGTCTCTTCGCTCTCTACTGTCTTTACCATATGAGTTAACGAAGAAGGAAATAAAATCAACTTACCAGTTCCCACTTCAAACCACCAAGAAGGAGAATTTGATACATTCCATTCTTTTGGTTCAATTTGAAATTGTTCATATACGTTTTTATAAAAATGAATTTTATCTTTTGTAATATCAGCATTTACATAAAACACACCAGAAATAAAACTATTTGGATGAGCATGTTTATGATGATATTGTCCTTTTTCAGTATAATTTATCCAAGATTGAGTAACATAAACATTCAAATCAGTTTTTGGAGAATATAATTTATTAACATACTCTGTTACTGAATCTTCGATAAACTTTTTTAAATCATTTAATTTTTTCTTTTTTAAAATATAATTGTCAACACTCGTCGTATTACCCTCATTTTTTTTCTTATCTTGGTTTAAAATAAAAGTTTTTTCAGTTTGAGTTAACTCTCGTTTAAGTTCCACAATTCCAACAGTTGTTGGAAAAATATTATATGTGTTCACAATAAAAGCTCCGTATTAATTATTGCCTTCAATTTCTCGTAATTGTTCTTCTGTCCAAATAGTATCTATAGAATCTTCAAAAGCCTTAATTTTTTCCATAATATTTGAAACTTCTTCCCAAGTTGGGCATGGTCTTTCATCCTCCCATCTTGTAAACATATTATTTGTTATCTCCCACTTTGCTCCTGGACGAAGCAATTCCATTGCAGTATCAATTCCATACATACGATAAATTTTAGTTTCCATAATACACTCACTCCATTAATTTAGTTTGATAATTACAACACCAGAGCCGCCATTGCCGCCATTACCATCCAGTGAACCACCACCACCACCACCGCCAAGATTGGCAGTTCCATTTGTGTTTACTGCACCGCCGCCACCTGTTCCTGAAGAACCAGCAGTTCCTGGACTTCGTACACCTCCAGCGCCACCACCAGCATAAGTTACTGATGATCCTGAAAGAGAAGATGCTGTGCCATTACCGCCATCACCACCAGCAGGAACTGAGGCACTACCACCTGCTGCGCCAGCACCACCACCACCACCTCCACCAAATGCTGGAGAAAAGTATGCAGAACTGCCACCATTGTTGCCTTGTGATGGTGAAGTTGATGGAGTATTTCCAGCACCACCAGGTGAACCACCAGGAGAAACAGAGCCACCGCCACCACCAGAACCACCAGCAGCACCAGAAGCTGTACCAGGACTTGCAGAGCCTCCTCCACCACCAGCTGCAGAAGTTATCGTACTAAAAATAGAATTTGATCCATTACTACCTCTGGCGCCAGTAGATCCTGATCCATTACCACCAGCACCAACAGTAATTGTATAGGTGTTTCCTGCAGTTACGGCTAATCCAGTGCCTGTTCTGAATCCACCTGCACCTCCGCCGCCACCACCGAAAGTAGAGGATTTTCCACCACCACCACCGCCACCGACAACAAGATAGTCAACAGAAGTAACACCTGTTGGGCAAATCCATTCGGCGGTAGAATTGAATACTTGAACGCTTGATCCTGAAACTGTATACTTGAGGATTACAATACCTGAGCCGCCGGAACCAGAAGTCCCAGAAGGGAACGGTCCACCGCCGCCGCCGCCGCCTGTATTGGTCGAACCAGACGTTGCCGCAGTCAATGGGCTATCTAGACCTCCACTTCCGCCGCCGCCAAGACCAGCGTCAGGAATTGTTCCCGGAGAATTTATAGCGCCACTACCGCCGCCACCATAGGTTACGGAAGAGCCAGAAATACTTGAGGCGGTGCCATCTCCACCAAATCCCGCACCGTCAGTATTTCCCGCTTCTCCGGCGCCACCGCCACCACCACCAGCAAGAGTGCCGCTGCTTGCGCCAGCGCCACCATTATTTCCTTGGCTTGGTGAAGTATTTGGCGTATTTCCCGTGCCACCTGCTGAATTTAGTCCAACGCCACCGCCGCCACCGCCACCGCCAGAGCCGCCGTTAGAGCCAACCGTTGATCGAACGCCGCCGCCACCACCGCCTGTAGAGGTAATAGTGCTAAATACAGAGTCGTTGCCGTTTGACCCAGCAGAGGCTCCTGTTTGACCAGCACCGCTTCCACCAACAGTAACTGTGTATGTGTTGCCTGCTGTAACTGCTAATCCAGTTCCTGTTCTGAATCCACCTGCACCACCACCGCCGCCATTGCTGTTTGTAGAACCTCCGGCGCCACCGCCACCACCTCCCGCAACAACAAGATATTCAACTTCAGTGACACCTGTTGGACATACCCATGAACCAGATTGTTTGAATGTGACAATGACTGTTCGACCAAAATTCCACAAAGGATTTTGTCTTAAACCAGGATTTGATTGTGCATAACTGACCGTCGGATTTAATCCGAAAGTTGACAAACTGCGCACTGAATATTGCTTAATGCCCATTTGTTATCAAGTAATCTCTGTACCAAATACGCTGTAAGAAATATTTGCATTTGCTGAGTAAACAGAAACAACGTCTGTGTTACCTAATGACAACCCTAATGTCAAGGCAACAGAGTCGAATGCAGTAACTGGTGCTTCATAAGCAATGTAATGTTGATTTGCAAGAGCAGCACCTGCAGGTTGAACTGCAATTCTATACGTCGCATTTGCGTTGCTATTTCTATTTGTAATAATAATTGTCGACACTACTGCTTGTGTTGCTGCGGGAACCGTATAAACATTTGAAGTAGTTGCTGCAGCTGGTGCAGCTTGTCCTAATACTTTGTATGTGAAAGCCATATTAAACACCCATGAGTAAGAAAGGATGAATTACGTCTGCGCCAGCACCAGCTGGTCCCTGAGTACCTTGTGGACCCTGAGCACCTTGTGCGCCAGTTCCAGCAGGACCTTGTGTGCCTTGCGGACCTTGAACGCCTTGTGCACCTTCTGCGCCCTGCGCTCCAACAGCACCTTGTGCGCCAGTTCCAGCAGGACCTTGTGTGCCTTGCGGACCTTGAACGCCTTGTGGACCAGCAGTACCAGAAATTGTATATGCATCAATGACTGAGTTAGCCGCTGGTGCTGCAGCAAATGACAACGTTGTTGAACTTACATTATAAGAACTATTGCGTTGGAATACAAGATCAACGAATACAAGAGTATGATCTTCATCATAAGGTGCAGTTGAAAGTGTAAAGTTAGATTGTGAACCGTTAGCGACAAACGAACTTCTTGTGACAGTGATTTCATCGTTGCTGCCAGCACCACCGCTGCCTGAACCTGCAGCACCAAATTCTACCCACTGTGCACTGCTGCCATCATCGAAGAATTTAAACAAGATACCTGTATCAGTATCTAGCCATTCATCACCTTCAGTTGGAGAAACTGGTGCAGTGGCGCCAGATGTAAATACAACAGATCCTGTTTCTAGTTCGCCCTTTTCGCCCTTAACGCCCTGGTACCCTTGTTCACCTTGTACGCCTTGAGCGCCTTGTACGCCTTGCGAACCTTGAGCGCCAACATCACCTTGTACGCCTTGAGCGCCTTGTACGCCTTGCGAACCTTGAGCGCCAACATCACCTTGTACGCCTTGTGCTCCTTGCGCACCGACAGCACCTTGTACGCCTTGAGCACCTTGTACGCCTTGCGAACCTTGAGCGCCAACATCACCTTGTACGCCTTGAGCGCCTTGTACGCCTTGCGAACCTTGAGCGCCAACATCACCTTGTACGCCTTGTGCTCCTTGCGCACCGACAGCACCTTGTGCGCCTTGGACACCTTGTGCGCCTTGAGCACCAACGGCACCTTGTACACCTTGGAATCCTTGCTCACCAAGATCGCCAGTTCTTGAGAAGGAAACTACTAATCCTTCATTGCTTGATGGTCTTGTACCAGAAACATAAACTACATCGTATTCGACCCAACCAGAATTATCTGTAAGACCAGTGACTTCAAATATTGTTGAAGTTGCATCATTCAAATTATTTGATTGAATGATCAAGTAACCTTTTACAACACTCGTTGAGTTATCAAACGATAGTAGATAAGAACTAAAGTCTGCTGATGTTACATCAAGATCGCTAATTGCAACTTTGTTTACGCTGCCAATTGTAGCATTGTTGTAGCGAACAAATCCAGTTCCTGGATCCACCATTGTAACAGTGGTGCTGAATGAATAACGTAATCCATTCTTATCACCAGTTGCACCTTGTGCGCCAACAGCACCTTGTACACCTTGAGAACCTTGTACGCCCTGTTCTCCTTGTGCTCCAGTTGCGCCTTGAATGCCCTGTTCACCTTGAGCGCCTACAACGCCTTGATGACCTTGTGAACCCTGAACGCCTTGCTCGCCTTGGAAACCTTGATAGCCTTGTTCGCCTTGTGTTCCTTGGAAGCCTTGCTCACCTTGTACGCCCTGCGAACCTTGAACACCTTGTGCGCCTTGAGCACCAACGGCACCTTGTACACCTTGAGCGCCAGTGTCGCCAACATCACCAGTTCTTGCGAAAGTGATAATTACATCTTCATTACCACTGAATGATGCAGCACTACCAGAAACATAAGCACAGCTGACTGTGAAGTAACCAGTATTTTCCGTAAGAGAAGAAATTGTAAACAGTGCAAAGTCTGATGAATCAAACTTATTTGAAATTCTAAAGTGACCCTTAATCGTTGATGTTGAATCATCAATCGTTCGTAAGAATGCTTGAATGTCTGTTGAATTGTCATCAAGATCATCAATATACAATTCAGTAGCAGAAGAAACAGTACCACTATTAAGTTTTAATTTGCCTGTTCCTGGATCAGTATTTCCTGTGTCACTATCAAAGGTGTAATCAAATGTGGCGCCACCGAAGTTACCATCACGACCTTGTGCACCTTGAACACCCTGAGCGCCTTGTTCGCCTACAGCACCCTGAACACCTTGCTCACCTTGGAAGCCTTGGTATCCCTGTTCACCTTGGTGTCCTTGATGACCCTGCGAACCCTGAACGCCTTGCTCACCTTGATGACCTTGTGAACCTTGTGCGCCCTGCACTCCTTGGAAACCTTGAGCACCCTGTTCACCTTGTGCACCAAGAGTACCTTGAACGCCTTGGAAACCTTGAGCACCTTGTGCGCCTTGAACACCCTGTTCACCTTGGAAACCTTGATGACCTTGCGATCCCTGTTCACCTTGTGCGCCTTGTGCGCCTACTGCACCTTGGAAGCCTTGTTCACCTTGAGTACCTTGATGACCCTGCTCGCCTTGTGTGCCTTGATGACCTTGTTCACCCTGATGACCTTGAAATCCTTGCTCGCCCTGAGTACCTTGATGACCTTGTTCACCTTGACGTCCCTGAGCGCCTTGAACACCTTGATGACCTTGTTCACCCTGACGACCTTGTGCTCCTTGAACGCCTTGATGACCTTGTGCGCCCTGAACGCCCTGTTCACCTTGGAAACCTTGATGACCTTGCGATCCCTGTTCACCTTGTGCGCCTTGAGCACCTACAGCGCCTTGAACGCCTTGCTCACCCTGTGCTCCAGTTGTACCTTGTACACCCTGAAATCCTTGCTCGCCTTGGTGTCCTTGGAAGCCCTGTTCGCCTTGACGCCCTTGATGACCTTGCTCACCTTGGAAGCCTTGAGCGCCTTGAACACCTTGATGACCTTGTTCACCCTGACGACCTTGTGCTCCTTGAACGCCTTGATGACCCTGGAATCCTTGCTCACCTTGAGTGCCTTGATGACCCTGTTCGCCCTGATGACCCTGATGACCTTGATCGCCTTGAACACCTTGAGCTCCTTGGAAACCTTGATGACCTTGTGAACCTTGCTCGCCCTGAACGCCTTGTGCGCCCTGTACTCCTTGGAAGCCTTGTGAGCCTTGTTCACCTTGACGTCCTTGATGACCCTGCTCGCCTTGGAAACCTTGGAAGCCCTGTGAACCTTGTTCACCTTGAACACCTTGGAAACCCTGTGCACCTTGTTCACCTTGTACGCCCTGAGCACCTTGTGCACCAACATCACCCTGTACGCCTTGATGACCTTGTACGCCTTGATAGCCTTGCTCGCCCTTATCGCCACGATCGCCAGTACGAACAAATGAAAGTGTTACAGCAGTTGTATTGGCAAGATTGTTAATACCACTTGTCCAAGCAACAGGCACATTGAAATGGTCATCATCATGTATGTGTGTACCATTAATACTAAAGAAAGCAAATTCACTTACATTTGCAGTGTTTGCAATCTTGAATGTACCTTTAATTGTTGACGTTGAATCGTCAATCGTTTGTAAGAAATTAAAGACATTTTGAGAATTTTGATCTAAGAAACTTATATAAAGTGTATTAGCAGTATTAAATGGATTTACATTGAACTGTACTAATCCATTTCCTAAATTTGCTGGATCGTTTGTTTGTGTTCTAAATTCATATTCAAACGATGCGCCACCAAATTCTCCAGTTTCACCCTTGGCGCCAGTTGTACCTTGTACACCCTGATTACCTTGAACACCTTGAAAGCCCTGTGAACCTTGTTCACCCTGCACACCTTGAAAGCCCTGTGAACCTTGTTCACCTTGAACGCCTTGGAAACCTTGTGAACCCTGCTCGCCTTGGAAACCTTGCGAACCTTGCTCACCCTGAATGCCCTGTGCTCCTTGTACACCCTGAAAGCCCTGTGCTCCTTGCTCACCTTGATGACCTTGGAAACCTTGTGCACCCTGTTCGCCCTGTACACCTTGAGCGCCTTGTTGACCTTGATGCCCTTGATCGCCCTGTACACCCTGGAATCCTTGTTCACCTTGGTGTCCTTGGAAGCCTTGAGATCCCTGCTCGCCTTGACGCCCTTGATGACCTTGCTCACCTTGGAAGCCTTGAGCGCCTTGAACACCTTGATGACCTTGTTCACCCTGACGACCTTGTGCTCCTTGAACGCCTTGATGACCCTGGAATCCTTGCTCACCCTGATGACCCTGTGAACCTTGTGCTCCTTGAACACCTTGTGAACCTTGCTCACCTTGGGCGCCTATTGTGCCCTGTACGCCTTGATGACCTTGAACGCCTTGGAAGCCTTGAGAACCCTGTTCACCTTGTACACCCTGTTCGCCTTGGAAACCTTGGTATCCCTGTTCACCCTGATGACCTTGGAAACCTTGCGAGCCTTGTTCGCCTTGGCGACCTTGAAAACCCTGAGAGCCTTGTTCACCCTGTACGCCTTGGAATCCTTGGAAGCCCTGCTCACCTTGATGCCCTTGATGACCCTGTGAGCCTTGTTCACCCTGTACACCTTGGAAACCCTGTGCTCCTTGTTCACCTTGTACGCCTTGATGACCCTGAACTCCTTGAGCGCCTTGAACGCCTTGGAAACCTTGAGCGCCTTGTTCACCTTGAACGCCCTGTTCACCTTGATGCCCTTGATAACCTTGCTCACCTTGATGACCTTGGAAACCTTGCGAGCCTTGTTCGCCTTGGCGACCTTGCTCACCTTGATGACCTTGGAAACCTTGTGCACCCTGTTCACCTTGTGCACCACCAACGGTTGGTGTGAAGATGCTTACAGTATTACCTGAAACTGTAACGATAGAAACGCCAGCTGGATCGCCAACGATTTTTAATGTATCGTTATTTGATGCTGGACTGATTGATGCAGTGGTATTTGCTACGTTTCTAAATGAAAGATTGTTTAGCGCACTATTTGCGCGTGATTCTGTATTAGTAAGACGAGCTTCTAAATTTGTACCTTGTACAAAAACGGCATCAGCATTAACTGTTTGGGCAATGACTGCTGTATCTACGGTAACGTTACCATAAATTCTTGTATTACCTTGTAATTTTGCCATTTCTTAAATTCTGCCCAAATGATTATTAGGTATTTATTTTACTTTAAAGTCCATATCTGGACTTTGTTGCATTATAATTTTGTAAAACTTCTGCTGCATTTAATGCTCTGCTGTATATTCGCACAAGAGGAACGTCGCCGTCAATTAAATTTCCCTTAATTGCAGTACCATCCCATCTTCTTGCAATACGCACCGTACCACCAGAAGATGACGTTCCTGTATAATTTAGTGTACCATTTTCAGAGCCATTTACATAAAATTTTAAAACTGTTCCTGTATAAGTTCCCACAAAATGATACCAAGTGTTAGTGCTTGCTGCAAACCCTGTTACGTTATGCCAGGCACCATCGAAAAATCCTGCTGTAATATTATAGTTGCTTGGTGCGTTATTTGTTCCAATTGAATAATTTAGTTTATTCGATAAATTATTAAATTGATTACATACAATTGCTGTAACCTTTGAGCCAATTGCAGCAGTAAATTTTACCCAAGTTTCTACAGTCCAGGTATTTAGATCTGGTACATTCGCAGTTTCTGCATACTCACCAGAATCGTCATCAAAATTTAATACGCCACCATTTTCGTTTTTAAATGTTGGCGTACTGTATAAAGTCGCATTTCTTCCATTACCACTTAAATCATACCAAGTGCTACCACTTCCTGAATATGACGCATCTTCAGCAGTGTCTAAATGTAAAAATAAACTGTCCGTCACACTTGCTTTCGTGATCTCATCAAATTCATTTGCAACCAATAATTTACCATCTCGCGTTTGACGTTTTACTAAACCATTTGTTAATGGACTAATTGTAATTTCATCAAACTCATTTGATTTGATTGCTGTCTCACTTTCACTGATTGTGCTTTGCGAAACTTCATCAAAAGAACCTACACTGTAAAGAGTTCCGTCACTTTTTAAACTGGATGATCTAGTCATAATTAAACAAATATCGTATCAATGCTGTCCGAAGAATCATTATAGTATTGATATGCAACTACTGTTCCTGTTGAATTCTTAAATTGAACATTTGCCGCAGCAAGTTTATGTGTCGACAAAGTATTGCTTGCTAATGTATAAGTTAAGTTTGCAGTACCACCAAAGACACCACTGTTATTGAACAAGACTTGCGTCGTTGTTGTATTTGCAAGTGGTACGCTGAACGTTACACTTTGTGGTGTCGAATTACCATTGCCAGTGATAATGATGTTATCACCAGAAATCAAGTTAACAGTATCAAGACCAGAAGCAACTAGTTGATTGACGCCATTTACTTGCCAGTTTTTGAACGTACTGTTAAGTTGAATAGTGACGGTGTTACTTGTTTCATCAACAACAGCCATTCCCGAATCAGCGTCGAACTGAATCGTATTGATGTTGCTAAATGTATTAACAACAGTATTGTTGCCTGCATAAACTTCTTTAATCGTAATTGGCGCATTGGCTTTATCGTATGCATTATTTGCTTGAAGATATGCAGCATTTGCTTGATTGTATGCATTGCCTGCTGCTGTCGTAGCAGTATTTGCCTGATCACGAGCAGAGTTTGCTTGAGTCTTAATTCCATCGAATGACTGGAACGCAGTACCGTCGTCGCTATAACCCCACTTGTCTGTATTCTCATTCCAACGCAAGAAGGTATCTGGCGAATCACCACGATTAACTATGACGCTCGCATTGAGTGATGGTGCACCAGTTACATTTGAATTGAGAACAATTTCATTGTCTTCAACAAGCAATGTTTGAACATTCAACGTTGTGCTGTCACCAAGAACTTCAAGATTACCTTGAACAACCAAGCTGCCAGTAATTGTGCCGCCAGCAATATTAAGTTTTAGATTTGCTTCACCGTAAGCATTGTTGGCTTGTAGATAAGCAGCATTTGCTTGATTGTAAGCGTTTGAAATGTAAGATTCTAGATTTAGATTATCTTGACCAATATAAACTACATTAGCAAAGATACCATTCGTTGCAACGTTGCCATTGGCACTGCTGATTGCAGCATCACCAAGGAAAATTGTATTGTTGCTTAGATATAGATCGCGGAAACGATTTGTGGTTGTACCGAGATCATAAGCAACATTTGCTTCTGGAACAATATTCTTTGTTGTAAGTGTTCCAGTAATATTAGCATTGTATGTTGTAAAGGTATTTGATGCTAGATTAAATCTTAGGTTTGCAGAACCAGCTGGTTCATCTTGATCATTGAAGATGATTTCAGTATTTTGTCCAGCAATTGGTCCAGGAATACCTTGATAACCCTGTTCACCTTGAACGCCCTGATTACCTTGTACGCCTTGATAACCTTGTTCGCCTTGGCGACCTTGGAATCCTTGCTCGCCTTGAGCGCCTTGTACGCCTTGGAAACCTTGAGCACCTTGCTCACCTTGGAAACCTTGAGCGCCTTGGAATCCTTGCGCACCTTGCACGCCTTGGAAACCCTGTTCACCTTGAGCGCCAAGAGTACCCTGAACGCCTTGGAAACCTTGAGCACCTTGTTCACCTTGTACGCCTTGGAAACCTTGCTCGCCTTGACGACCCTGTGCACCCTGTACGCCCTGGAATCCTTGTTCACCTTGTACACCTTGGAAGCCTTGAGAACCTTGTTCACCTTGGTGCCCTTGAGCACCTTGAACACCTTGGAAGCCTTGTTCGCCTTGATGACCTTGGAAGCCTTGCTCACCTTGATAACCTTGATCACCCTGACGTCCTTGAGCGCCCTGTATACCTTGGAAACCTTGCTCGCCTTGACGACCCTGTGCACCCTGTACGCCCTGGAATCCTTGTTCACCTTGTACACCTTGGAAACCCTGGAATCCTTGTTCACCTTGATGACCTTGGAAGCCCTGTTCACCTTGATAACCTTGTGAACCCTGCTCACCTTGACGTCCCTGAGAACCCTGTACACCTTGGAAACCTTGCTCGCCTTGGTATCCTTGAGCGCCTTGTTCACCCTGTTGTCCTTGTGAACCTTGTACACCTTGGAAGCCTTGCTCTCCTTGTGGACCCTGTTCACCTTGAACACCTTGAAAACCTTGATGACCTTGGACACCTTGGAAACCTTGCTGTCCTTGATAACCTTGAGTGCCTTGTTGACCTTGAGATCCTTGTGCACCTTGAATGCCCTGTGAACCTTGAGCGCCAACTTCACCTTGATGCCCTTGGAAACCTTGTGCTCCCTGTTCACCTTGTACGCCTTGATGACCCTGAACTCCTTGAGCGCCTTGAACGCCTTGGAAGCCTTGAGCGCCCTGCTCGCCTTGAACACCTTGATGACCTTGTTCACCCTGACGACCTTGTGCGCCTTGTACACCTTGATGACCTTGATCGCCCTGCTCGCCTTGAACACCTTGATGACCTTGTTCGCCTTGACGACCTTGTGCGCCTTGTACGCCTTGATGACCTTGATCGCCCTGCACACCTTGTTCGCCTTGGCGACCTTGTGCCCCTTGTACACCTTGGAATCCTTGGAATCCTTGTGAGCCCTGCTCGCCCTGAGCACCTATAGTCCCTTGTTCGCCTTGACGACCTTGGAAACCTTGTGCTCCCTGTTCACCTTGAATGCCTTGGAATCCTTGTGAACCCTGTTCGCCTTGATGACCCTGAACTCCCTGATGACCTTGAACGCCTTGATAACCCTGTTCACCTTGAACGCCTTGATGACCTTGAACTCCTTGATAACCCTGCTGACCTTGAACGCCTTGGAAGCCTTGAGGACCAACATCACCACGATCGCCAGTGCGAGCAAATGTAATTAACACATCTTCATTATTACTAAACGATGTGCTTGCACCTGAAACGTAAGAGCAATCTACTTCGAAATATGTACCATGTATTGCTAATGCAGAAATTGTAAACAATGCAAAGTCGTTAGAGTCGAACTTGTTCGTAACTCTAAAGTGACCTTTAATTGTTGATGTTGAATCGTCTACAGTTGCTAAGAAATTATAAACATTTGCACTATTGTCATCGAGATAGTCGATATACAATTTATTCGCAAGCGTTAAATCGCCATTACTGAATTTTAAGAAGCCAGTTCCAGGATCTGTATTTGCTGTATTATTGCTGAAGGTGTAATCAAAGGTTGCACCACCAAAGTTGCCATCGCGACCTTGAGCGCCTTGTTCACCCTGTACACCTTGGAAGCCTTGTGCTCCTTGTTCACCTTGTACGCCTTGATGACCCTGAACTCCTTGAGCGCCTTGAACGCCTTGGAATCCTTGAGCGCCTTGTTCACCTTGTGCTCCTTGTACACCCTGGACACCTTGGAATCCTTGCTCGCCTTGGTAGCCTTGTTCACCTTGTACACCTTGATGCCCTTGGACACCTTGATAGCCCTGTTCACCTTGTACACCTTGGTGCCCTTGAACTCCTTGATAGCCTTGTTCGCCTTGACGACCTTGTGCTCCTTGTACACCCTGATGACCCTGGTCACCTTGAACTCCTTGGAATCCTTGTGCACCTTGCTCACCTTGGAAGCCCTGCTCGCCCTGATGACCTTGATGACCTTGAACACCTTGAGAGCCTTGAACGCCTTGGAAGCCTTGAGATCCTTGTTCACCTTGACGTCCCTGAGAACCCTGTACACCTTGATAACCTTGCGCACCTTGCTCACCTTGGAAGCCCTGCTCGCCCTGATGACCTTGATGACCTTGCTCACCTTGGAAGCCTTGTGAACCCTGCTCGCCTTGAACTCCTTGATGACCCTGTACACCTTGGAATCCTTGTTCGCCTTGGAAGCCTTGATGACCTTGATCTCCTTGAACACCTTGAGCGCCTTGGACACCTTGGAAACCTTGTGCTCCCTGCTCACCCTGTTGACCTTGTGAACCCTGTTGTCCTTGATTACCTTGAACACCTTGAAAGCCTTGCGCGCCTTGTTCACCCTGCACACCTTGGAAACCTTGTTGTCCTTGATAACCTTGAGCACCTTGTTCACCTTGGTGTCCTTGATTACCTTGAACACCTTGGAATCCTTGCTCACCTTGTACGCCTTGATGACCTTGTACACCTTGTGAACCTTGAGCGCCCTGGACACCTTGATAACCTTGAGGACCTTGATCGCCTTGATCGCCAGTACGTGCGAATGTAATCAATACATCATCATTGTTACTGAATGATGATTCACCACCTGAAACGTATCCACAATCTACTTCAAAGTAATTGTTGTGCGTCTTAAGTGAGGTGATTGTATAAAGAACAAAATTATTATCATCAAACTTGCTTGTAAGTCTAAAATGTCCTTTGATGACTGATGTTGAGTCGTCAATTGTGACTAAGAAGTTATAAGCATTTGATGTGTTGTCATCAAGATTATCAATATAAAGTTTTGATGCAAGTGTTGGATCAGAATTGTTTAATCTTAAGAATCCAGTTCCAGGATCAGTGTTTGCGGTGCTATTGCTAAACGTATAGTCAAACGTTGCGCCGCCAAAGTTACCATCACGTCCTTGATAACCTTGAGAGCCTTGAACGCCTTGGAAGCCTTGAGATCCTTGTTCACCCTGAACACCCTGGAAGCCTTGCTCACCTTGGAAACCTTGATAGCCTTGTGAACCCTGTTCACCCTGAACGCCTTGGAAACCTTGCTCACCCTGACGTCCTTGAGAACCTTGAACGCCCTGTTCACCTTGGCGACCTTGGAAACCTTGCTCGCCTTGATGACCTTGAAAACCCTGCTCACCTTGATATCCCTGAGCACCTTGAACGCCTTGGAAACCTTGTGCTCCCTGCTCACCCTGATGACCTTGGAAGCCTTGTGCACCTTGCACGCCTTGGAAACCTTGCTCGCCTTGTTGACCTTGTGAACCTTGTTGACCTTGTGAACCCTGAACACCTTGGAAGCCTTGTTCGCCTTGATGCCCTTGATAACCTTGATAACCTTGTTCGCCTTGATGACCTTGTGCACCTTGAACGCCTTGCTCACCTTGATGACCTTGGAAGCCCTGCTCACCCTGTAC